ATAACAAACATACGAAAAACTTTGCTATTTTTACCCCAACTTTAAAATATAAACAAAATGAAAAAACTATTATTTGCCCTATCTTGTCTTTTGCTATTTCAAAAACTAAAGCTTCTGTTTGCCCATCGTATGATTTCCCAACCATTGCCCAGTCAATCATTGACGAAAACATATTGACATCTTTTTTCCAAGCTATAATTGAATCATATTTCAATTCGTGATCTAGCGCATAAACTACCTTACCTTGCTGTTCTTTAATTGTTTTTGTAAAGCATCCGTTAAAATGAACGTCTTTGTGGCTGTCTAAATAATTTGTGGTAGAAATAATAGGGTAGATGTATCCTTCTTTTGCCTCAAAAGTAGATTTGCTTGAGCCTGAAAAAGCTTTGTCTGCATTCAAAAAAGAAAACTGGTGTTTTTTGTGAGACTCGTAAACTTGCGATTTTTTCAAATCGATAATTTTAGCTTCGTTTTTCTTAAGCTCGGAAAATAATTCCTGCTTATTGGCGAATACCCTATTTGGAAACTCAATTGCTTTTATCATTTTTTAACAGGTTTGTTGTCCGTTAATGCTTTTTGTTTTTCAGAAATAGACTTTTTCAACTTTTCGTTAGTTGTTTTTTTAGCTATTTTATTTAGTTCTTTCTTTTCCATAATTCCTACATCATTAACCCATCGTATTTTTCCTTAATCTTGGCGAAATTGTCATCAACTGTTTGTCCGTTCTCTTTTAACGCCGCCAAATTCTCAATCATTATCTTATCAGCTTCGTAGCTGGTTTTCTTATCCTCTTGCAATATTTCAACCGTTGTAAAATCAGGGTAGAAAATAACGTTGTCCGGTAAATAAAAAGCCTTTGATAATTCCATTCCCCTTTCGATTGCTTGGGATTTTATTACGGTTTGCCACAATTTTCTCTCCCCGTCAATCTTATTTGCGTACTTGCTACTGTTTCTTTTCGGCACCATATCCGAATCCATTCCGAATATCGACGCAATCGCTACCGCATCAGCCTCTGTTTCATCAAACGGCTGCAATTCCTGAATGCTGGCAATCGTTTTGATAAACTGCAACGGTATTGCAGAAACCCCGATGAAATTCTTATTCCCAGTCAATCCGTTGCGCTCGGATAAGTCTTTCATCATTGCGTCCCTTGTCGTTGGGTCTACCGCCTCTTGTAATGACGAACCCGCAGAACTTGGGGCCTTACTTAAAATCCCACCATTCATATTCTTATCGTAAACATTAAACCTAGCGGAATAAACCGCCAAAAGGTTATTAATGTTTTTCTCAACGGATTTTAACGGGCTTTCGGCTTTTCCCATCTTGCCAATCCCCATCGATGTTGAGTGTAGGATATAACGCGGGTCAATAGTCTGGCTGTAAAAAAAGAACGTTTTGTAATAATCAATCAAATCCGATGGACTTTTAATAGCGAACGGAGGCGGTATTACTTTCTTTATAACTGAATCCGTTACGTCGGGCTGCAAAGTCCAAACGTTTGTGATTAGATCAATGTTTGGGTTTTTATAGCTATCAGGAATCTTTGTGTAATCATAGCAATTCCCATCAGATAGCTTGTTGAAAACCCCTTTATAAACCAAATCAGAAAACTTATCGAATGGATTCGGCTGCTTAATTAAACGTGCTAAGTTTGAATTGCTGATTTCAACATCCTTCAATGTGTTTTTGTCTACCGTCTTATATGTCAAAGAAGCGCAAGCGTCTGCTATTGTATCAATGGGTAGGAATATTTCGGCTATTGTTCCTGCAAGAGCGTAAGCATCCTTGCAAGCAAACTCTTTAATTCCTTTTTGGTTGACGTATTGATTAAAATACACCATCCATTGCCCCGTGTTGTCCTGCTCGGATAACGAATATCCTTTGCCCCACGTTTTTGGATTGTACCACGCCATCTTAACTCACCAATAAAAAAGCCCTACCGCAGTTATGCGATAAGGCTTGGTTAGTATTTTCGTTCGTGTTGCTCATTCGGGGAGGCTGGCATCTTCACCAGCTATGCGCAAACTTATAAATAAATTTTGAATAAATGTAAATGTTGGGGATTTATTTTATTCTTTCGGTGTCTGCGTCTAAACCAGAAACTATCACTTTGGTTAGTTGCGATTTGATTTGCTCGTAAGATTCCTCAATAGTAGTAGACATTGTTTCGTCAAATCCCCATGTGAGATATTCTTTGTCTTTTAAACAGAATGATATATTATTTCTCATTATATCCCTGTCAATAAACACAATTTCGTCAATCCTGATTATTGGGTGTTCTGCAACATCACTAATCAAGAACTCGTTTACTCTTTTGATTTCCATTTGATTTATTTTTAGTTGGATAACAAACATACGAAAAACTTTGCTATTTTTACCCCAACTTTAAAATATAAACAAAATGAAAAAACTATTATTTGCCCTATTGCTATTCGCTGGGGTATGCAACGCACAGGTCACAGGACCAGCTATCACAAACTTAGGCAATTTGCTGTCGACGCCGACGCACGCAACAACCGACACGATTACCGACGCAACAGCTAAGTCGCAGTACGCAATCATCAAGGGCGTGAACCAATCTGTAACGGTGCAGTGTATTATCACAAAGGTTACAGGAACTGTTGCCGGTACTGTGAAATTACAAGGCAGCATCGACGGTGTTGTTTACAATGATGTGCCTGGCGCGGGAACTTTTACCCTTACCGATGTGTCAAGCCAGAACTGTTCGTTTTATTCAATCCCTAGTCTCTACCAATATTACAGGGTTTTGGTAACACCATCAGGGACTCAAAGCTCACGAATCGTTAGCCGCGCACTCGTTAGGAAAAATTAAAAGAATTGGTTTTTAGTTGGTAAAGCCCGCTTGTAGTGATACGGCGGGTTTTTTTATTGCTATCCGTACAAGATGTTTTTGTACTTGATTTTTACGATGTTGGCAGCAGAACATAAAGAATCTATAGCGTCTTTTTTATTCTTGTTTTCCTTGTCATCGTCTTTTTGGTATCCCGTCACGTGCTTTATGAATTGCCAGTATTCAGGGTTTGATTTGTAGTTTTCGTCGAAAATAAAGTATCGTTCCACAAATTCATAGTGTGACAATATTCGCGTCTCTTTTGGAATTGATACGGTAAACGGCTTTACTTTCGCGTGGTTTGCTAAATCTCTTTTCAATAGCAAATATGAAGCGGTTCCAACACCATTAACCTCAAGATAAGCATCCTCAATGTAATTAAGTCGGCACTTGTCAATAATTCTATCGTTGTTGGCCTCAATCCCGTCCTTGTTGTGCAAAACGTCTTTAACGAACACGCTCAGTTGATTGTCAACTACAACCACGTGCATAAACGGAACCGAGAAGCAGTCGCCACCTTTATCAGCAGGATCACCAACCGAGAATTTATAAACTATGTTTTCTTCTGGAATGTCATCTAGATTGGCGAATTTCAATTTGCTCAGTGGAAGTAATACGCCTTCTGGCTCTGTCACCCAACCACCCAATACAATCTGGTCGTACTTTATTGGGTTTTCTTCTTTCAGGCGTTCGTAGTACTTTCTAATGTTGTCGGCAATGTATTCTTTTGGAACATCTAAGTACGAAGTGTGAATGTACATAACGTTTTGCTTAACCCCGTTCCAGCCGTCTTCAACCTCGCGCTTATCAAAAAACTCATCGTGAATCCAATGGTCTGCGCTAGCGGGATTAAGAATCAATATCGTAAGGTTTCGCTTATCCTTACTCCTAATTGACAGGAAAACCTTTTCGTAGGTTTCATAGTCGGGTGTTTCTTCAGCTTCATCAATAACAAACATATTGAATCCGAATAAGGATTTTAAATTAGCTGTTTGCTGCTTGCTTCCGGTCTTTAGGCCTTTGAACGCTATTCGGTTCCCTAATCGCTCTATATGGCTTGTAGTGGATGTAACGAAGTCAGTTAGCCCGAGCAATTCAATCTTATCGTCTACTTCAGGCTTAATAGAATCTACAATCGAAACGTTGGTAAATCTGGTATATAGAATATTCCAGAAGTGATAGACCAAAGCTGTTAGTGATAGTACGGCAATAACGAATGATTTGGCGCTTCCCCTGCCTCCTGTAAGTATGACAGTATCAACTTCGGGATATTCGCCTTTAAGCAGTGCGAATAGTGGCTTATACTTTTTTGAGAATTTCATTATTCATCGGCATCGACAAAGGTGATTTGCGGTGGAAGGCTTGATATGTTACCTGAGTGATCTACCGACTGGGTGTCTTTCCATCCAAAGTTTTTAAGAATGAAAATATTGCCTGTGCATTTATCCCCTTGAGCCGTTGCAATCTCGTGGTATTCCTCGATATTTAACAAAGCTCTTTTTATCGGGTACGAAAACCCATCCTTTTTTGAATAAGCGTAAAGGGTATCTTTTGATTCAAAACCTAAGTGTAGAGTTAGTCCGGTAACGGTTGGAGGTCGTAATTCATTTTCTAGTGTTCTGAAATAAGAATCACAGAGTAAGGCCACCTTAGCAAAGTTTTCCTCTGTTGGTTCGTAAATAGGCGGTCTGCCTCCTAGGTTCTTATCATCAGCCATACCCGCAAACTTACGAAATAATTTTTACTGTGCAAGTGCCAGTCGTTCAAAAAACACCCCATCGCAGCAAATAATCTCATACGCCGTCACTTTGTACGGCCACGATGTTGCGTGTTCCAATCGTATACCGGATATGTAAGCGGGTTTGCCTTGGTGGGTGGTGCGTTGGGCTTGGGGTGGGATTTTCATAGGTTTTCGTATTGTTGGATTGCTTTAAAAATCTGGTGGGCGACTTGCGGGACTATTGCGTTTCCTCCTGCTTTGATTGATTCGTTTCGCCACTTAGGAAAGGTAATTCCGTCCAATCGGGCGGAAATCCCATCATTTCCATTACAAACCGGGGATTGAGTTGGGAAGTTTTCCCAGTTTCCTGGAATGCCCTTTTCTGCAAGCTGTCCTGATTCCTCTTTCCTGTGTTCTTCGCTGGGTTGTCGTCGGCTGTTGGTGTCGGCAATAATCCCAAACTCGCTTTCCCGCTTAACATTGAAGCTGTCCCGTCTGACCTCAGTTGTCCTTTCCAGTCCCCTGCTATTGGGGTCGGAAGTAGACTCATATAGGTGTAAAGATTCATATTGCTCTCTAAATTCTTGTCTCGTTGCTCTACTCCATTTGGTATTCTCCTGTCTTCCATCATTGTCGGAGTAAGCAACAAACCAAATCCTGTCACGTCGATGGGGTGCGTCAACGGCACAAGCTGGAAGTAAAAACGGTGTGACCTCGTAGCCGATAGCCTCCAGGTCAGACTGCACTTCGTCGAATACCAGCCCTCCATTCCAATTAGTAAGGCCACGAACGTTTTCGCCCACAACCCAGCGCGGTTGAATCTCTCGAATTGCCCTAAGCATTTCCGGCCAGAGATGGCGTTCATCTTCTTTTCCGAGACGTTTTCCTGCCTGGCTGTATGGCTGGCAAGGGAATCCCCCTGTAATGATGTCGATTGTTCCTCTGTGAATAGTGAAATCTGTTTTTGTGATGTCATGGTATGAAATTGCGTTAGGCCAATAATATTTTAAAACTTTTTGTCCGAATGGGTTCCACTCGCAATGGGCTACGTTTTCCCAACCCATCCACTCAGAAGCCAGATCAAAACCTCCGATTCCTGAGAATAATGATATGTGTTTCATACCTCCTCCCTATTTCCAGTAAACTTAACCCTTCCAGCGGCGACTTCGTGGAGGAGGTATTTGGCGAGGTACTGATGTAGCGAACAGAATATCAGCATTCCGTTATCATAGTAGCAAAACATATCGCTAATCGCTTTGGATTCTTTTCGCTGTACGAACTCCTGAGCATTTTTTAAATCTTTTGGTGTTGGTGTCATAATCTACTGTATTGTTTTTCGGTTAATATTAAAACTTCTAAATTGTCTGTGAATTGAATCTTTCGTTGTGCCTCGGATATTATCACGAACTCTCGGCCAAGCTGCGACACGCGAACCCGTTTATCCTTAAATACCAAATCCCGATACAATTGAATGAACCCGTCGAAATCCTTTGCGATTAGGTAAATCCCGCCAGCATCTTCAACGGCCTTTTGGTACTTCTTTTGATCTTCGGATTGCTTATCCTTGCCTATCTTAACTTCAATCTTTACAGACATTCCGTTGATGACCGATGAAATATCTGCCGTTCCATTCGTTGCGGTTCCTGGAATATACTTCTTTGACCCTATCATTCGTTTTCGGCCTAACACGTCTTCGCTAACTTCCGTGTTGTCAATTGTACGTCCCATTGAATTGATTCGCTCGGCTTGGTGTCCTGTGAAATTCAGGAATTCCTTTATGCACTTGGTTAATCCGTTGGCGGTTGTATCTGAATATTTACGTTCGGGTAAGGCGTATTCTGGGAACGTTGGGTAGGACGCTCTCAGGTCTTTCATGTATAGCCTGTTGAGTATCTCTTTGTTTAGTTTAAGCATACGGTGAATAGTTTTGATCGGGTATTAAATAGTCGTTCCATGTCGAAATATAGTTGCAATGGTATTGCGCCTGATATGAATAGTTCGGTTTGGCGGTCGAATTGGGGTTGTAAAAGATTACGCATCGCGCTCAAGCTCGTGTATCTTTTCATGGCATGGTCGGCAAATAGCTACTAAATCAAATAGCGGCTCGTTATAAATTCTTTCGTATGTTAAATGATGAACGTCGGTAGCGTTTCTGGTTAAGCATGCCTGACAAATATTTTTATCCCTTAACATAACTTTGTCGCGTTTCAGTTTCCACTTGTCAGATTTTAGATATTCATAATAAACTTTTCGTTTTTCATTTAACTCGACAGCATAATCGGACTGTCGTTTTTGTTGCTGTCTGTCATAATAGCCCTGTAATTTTTCTTCATCAAACAAGGGTATTTTAAGTAAATTCTGCTTGCCGCCAATAAGTTCAAACTTAAATGTTTTACCGGCACTTTGTCCACATTTTGAACATTGCTGTTTAAGCATCCAATCTCCGTTACTTTTGGCTTGCTTTGCAAATTTAAAATCGCAAGTTGTACATTCCATAATTTTATGCGTTTTTAGTAGTTTTACTGTAACATCGCTGTAACATATGTTACACCTATATGTTACACCTGTTTTCCTTTGTTTATGGGGGTTAAGCTCACTGTAACTGTAACATTTTAAAAATTCCTAATTTTTATTTTTATCTTTTAGTAAAAAATTATTTTCTAAAATCTGAAAAATGTTACAGTTACACCTTTGAACCCTTTATGTTTATTGATTTTCTGGTGTAACATTGGGTGTAACATTACTGTAACCTATGTTACATCTTTAATCTGGTTTACTATCCTAATTACTTGCGTCCTGCTGATTCCTAAAACCTCTGCTGTTTGGCTACGGTTAAAGTCTGGATTTTCATCATAAATAGCCTTTATTTTGTCTGCATTTGTTTTGCCTGTTTTAGAAGTAGACTTAATCCCATTTACTTCTGCTGAATTTATTTTCAGCTTTTTAGCCGTGGCAATAAAGTATTTGCTTAACTTTTCAGATCCTAAAACTGCCTCTTTAGACACTAAAAGAGTGTCGCCGCCAATACCTTCGCTAAAAAACTCATTCAATATATGCAGCAACAAAGCGAACCGGGCTAAATATCCCTTTTGTTTTGGATACATTGACTTTAAATATTCGTTCTCTTCGTCTGCGTTTTGATAGTTTGTGTACTCGTCAAAAACCCTGCGCCATTCAACTAAAGATTCTGGAGAAAGTTTTGCCCTTAACGGTATTATTGTACCTTCGTCATCGCGTTTTATTTTAGATTTCAGCGTGTCATAGAATAAAATTACATTTTCCTTATACCACAATAAAACGTCCTCGTCCATTTCAGCGTCGTTGTAATATTCAACTTTTGCGTCAGGGAAAGACAACAACACCCTATCCATAAATCCGTTATCCTTATTTTCATCGGTATAAAATTCGTTTAAAATCCCTGGCTGTATTCCTCCAAGAACCGGTACAAATGGATTTTCAACAAAAGACCCCGCCCTGCTTAACCTGTTTAGATTTATGTCGTCTCCTGCCCACATAGAAAGCCAAGTTTCTTTATCAGATCCTGCACGATATTTATTCATGTCTTTCATCCAACCGGCCAACTCGTCTTTAAAAACACCAACCGCATTGTCACACTCTTGGTGCAGGTCAATTAATGCCTCAAGCGTAATATCATTGGCAATGAATTGTTGCTTTTTTGGTTTTTTGACCTCGGTATAATCTGCCTTTTCCTTTTCCTTTAAGTTGTCGTAGAACTCGAATTTTTCAAGCTCCTTTAAATACATTTTAATTTCCTTGCTGTTTATTTTCTTTAGAGGAAATATTATGTTATTTATTGAAGGTGTTTTACCTATACCGGCTTTTCCCACCATGGCCATCCAAACGCATGGTTTTTCTACCCAACCCGATTTTATCTGAATTTCAATCGAGTTGCCAACACATAGTGATATTAACCACAACATACTGCATCCCATAAAATCAATATTACCGTCTAACTTTGAATTACACTCCAAAATATAGCTTTGTATTGGCTTTGGAAATATCTCAATCGGGAAAACCAAGTCTGATTTATTGTAATTGTACTCAGTCATCAAGGCCTCGTTTGATGGCAAAGATTTTTGTTTTTCCTCAATAACTTTTTTTAGCCTTGACCCATATCCTTTATTGTAAAGTTCTTTAGCTGCTGCTGAAAAGTCCTTATTGTGAAATTTCGTTGCGTAGGCAATGAACGGCGTTATGAGTTTCTGGTGGTCGTAAATCGTACCGGTAGAGAAAAGATATAAGCACCCACTATCTTTAAAAACATAACCCGAGTGTGGCGAAGTTGCGCCAAACCTTTTTACAAGTGTAAACTTGCTTTTAACACCTCGTGGCGGTATTGAAAATTCATCGGCAATCAGTTCTAAAATGTCGGTCTTTTCGTTGTAATCCTGCCACGGCGTAATCTCGCCTTCTTGATATTCGGTTTTCTTTTTAACCGGCTCGACTGGCTTTTCATCGATGTAATTATACATTTTTGAAAAGCTCATTATAATTTCCCTGTCTTGATCTGAAATATAATCTATTTCAAAATATGACTTTTTACTAACCTTGTTTTCAGGGTAAACAAAAATGTAACCTCCTATCCCGCGAGTTTCTATAACGGCTTCTGTATGACCTTTTAAAGCGGCAATTTTTAAATTGCCCTGCACCCTTTTTGATTTGTAGAGCAAATGATAACCGGCGTTCTTAGTTTTGTAAACGACTATCTTTTCATCGAAATCAAGAATGTTATCCTTGAGGTGTCCGATGTATTCCTCCCAAAACTCTTTCTGCTCAATAGCGGTAGAGAAAACCTTTAAATCTACATCGATACATTCCAAATGATCGTACCCCGTAATTATTCCAAAGTTGGTGGTAGGAGGTAGTTCGGTTCCGTCCTCAAACTTAATTCCTCCTTTGTACTCAAAGTTCTTGTAAAATTTATCGAATGGTAACTTGTCGTTCTGGTTAGGCTTCCATTTAAAGTTCGGCTTTTTATCTTCGCCAACCGTTAAAAGTGAAAAGTGTTCGTGGAATTTTTGCAGTTTGTTTCTATCTAACATTTGTTCGGGGTTAATTTTATTTACTAAAAAGGGCAAAAAATTACAGCTTAATCAATACAGCTCCATTTACGGTTACTGTATTTACCTGCTGTGTTTTTATTAGCCGGTTCACCCAGGCTGTAGATTTTCCTATTCTCTTGGCGTATTCGGTTTGGGTAAACAAATCCTGCCGAATCTCTTTTTTCATCACTTTACTCATAGTTAGAAATGTTAACTTTTTTTCGTTAAAGAAAGCCGACTTTAATCAGCGGCTTAACTTGTTACAATAATACAAAACTTAATCCATACAACAATGTAAAAAGGCGGTTATTTTAGCTTCTAAATATGTTAAAGAAAAACTTTCCATTAACACCGCGATTTAAACCGTCTATACCAATCGACCCTATAACATTCCTTTTTAGTAGCAGAAAACGGCTTATTCGAGTGCAATGCCTTTTCATACCACCACTGCACCTTATCAACCGTGAATAGTTTAGCCAGTTGATGCGGCGTTACATTTTTCCTTGCGGTGTACTTGATCCGACCGGTGCGACTATACCCGTTGAACCTACGCAGCCGTATTGAAAAATCGTTATGGATTATTGATAGGGGTGTGTTAGTCATGGCTGTGATGCTTGATACAGTCTTTGGGATTATTGAAAACCAATTCGCGTCCGGTCAATCCGGTATCGATGTTTAGCATTCTGGCTAGCGCAACGAACTCGTTTTTACCATCAAGCATGTGCATATGTCCCGCGCATTGTAAACGACCGTTCATATCTCCGTTTTTGTAATCGACTGTTTTGTGACAAACAAAAGATTTTTGATTGAGGATTTCTTCAATCCGTTCTTTGCCTAACCATCCCTTTTGAGTGTCTTTTCTAAAAGGACAATCTTTGCATGGTGTTTTAATGTTGGGTAGTTTGCTCATGGTTTATCGAACTGGGTATTATTGCTTCGGTTATCGCGCCTTCAAAATACAATGATTCTGCTATGATTTCTTCCTGCCAAATGGTTATGTATTTTTGCTTCTTATTCAATGGCAGTGAAAATGTTTCGATTTTATTGAACCTTAACGAGTTTCGCAGCGTGTTGAAGTCTACATTGTACTTTGACAGGAACTCGGTTATCGTTATCAATTCGTGCATTTCATTGGTTTAAAAAACCCGCTTTTGACGGCGGGTTGTTAGAATGTTAGAATGAGATATCGACTTCAATTTTCCAACCTTGAGCGGATAGGTAGTGTTTGCCTTGATATTCTGACCCGCGCAAGTTGATATCAACTTTGACGTTTTGGCCGACTGTGATTGAATCGAGTTTATCTACTTTATCCTGTACGAATTCCACCGGCAGTTTTTGTGAATATTGTTCGGCTGTCTCAATTACGATTAACCTTTTGCGGAATCCGCTGGTTCCTACTGTTTCTGTTTCGCCAACTAAATGGACTTTTCCTGTGATTTGCATATTTAAAATTTTAATGTTTCTAGTGATTTTTCAATGTCCTTTCTTAGTTCAACCTCGGCATCTTTAGCCATTTTTACCGCGTCGTTCACCGTTACCATAACAGGGCGTGCTTTAGTGCCTATATTCACTTCGCTTGTTCGGGTCAACTCTTTTACAAACAACGGCTTTAATTTAAACTCAGGCCGATAAGACGCGAAGTAGTGCCGTTGCATTTTTGGATTCACGGTAAAGTAGTGGATTGATTGGTGAATGTTATCGAGTGGAATCTCGTTACCTAAGCACGTCGAAATATGACGTTTTGCAGCAGGACATTTAATTTCGGCTGTAACATCCTGCGACGCGCTAATCCCGTCAACCGATATACCTAATAACGGGTTCTCGGTTGATTGAAGCCAACCGCATTGATGTAGTTCAATTCCCAAGTACTCGGATAACGCAGCGCGCGCATACGGTTCCATTTCATTGCCTCGTATCATATCGTCACTTGCGTAACCCTCATAGTCTATGTCGAACTCTTCGGTAATCTCGGCCAACAACTCAATTAGCAGTGTATCGGATTTAACGAACAGCCCTTTGGAACGTGTCCCTCCGATTTTCCCCCACTTTAGCCGAAACCATTCCTCGGTTTGTTGGTCTATTCCATAATGCGCTATCATTTCAAAATAGCTTTAAGGCGGTCTTTTTCAGCGATAACAGTTGGCAGTGCTTGCTCAGGCTGCGTGAGTTTGCTCCAATTCGCCTGTAGTTCTGCCAGTGTAGTTGACGCGGCGAGTGTTGCGATTGCGTTTTTATCCGATGTAGTATTCGGTTGTACGTACTTTTTGAAACGGGCTACAAATCCAAAACGCTTATCAGGCATAGCATATAAAACGAGAGGTTTTCCAATCCAATGCTCCATGTATTCCGATCCAAACTCTTTAACGCAAAACTTCGCGTTGGTGTTGTTTAAGATAACCGGTTTGTAAATCGCTTCACCTGTCAGCTTCTTAAGCCAAAAGCCTGTCCTGATAAGTTTCTGCTGATTGTTCTGGTCGAATGTTTCCGCGTCCTCAAACTTTTCGATAACAACGGCCATTTCAGCTTCCAGGCCGCGAAGTCCACTTTTCAAATCTTCACCCGAAATATATTTCGAGTCATTGTTTTTTTTCCAATGGGTTAGTTGTTCCATAATTGTATAATTTAACTGGGTTTAATAATTTCAAAAACTGTTTCTAAGTGACTAATCGGCTTAAGAAAATCGGGATTGCTAATCACCGCTTTTTTAGCCGCTTGTTGCGCTTTAGCCTCAATGATAAGTAAAGCGTTTTGCAATTCCTCAACGACATCGTTAAGGCGGCTTATTTCCTTTGCTTGCGCCTCGATTCTTTGCGCTTGGTATTCTTCTAGTTGGGTTTTCATAATTAATCATTCAATAAGTTATACAGTCTCTCTCGTTGTTTCAAGTAGTTAATTTGCGTATCCATATTAACGCCCGAAACCTTAAACGATGGTAATTGTTCAATCGCTTCTAAATATTCCACCACGCGCTTAATTTCGGATTGTTTGGCCTCGTAAGCCTTGCATCTATCCCAGTACATTTGTTTTATTTCAATCTCGTTACGCAATTTCCCGTTCAATTCATCAACCTCAAATTGCAACTGCTCAACGAGTGTTGGTTCGGCCGGTAGTTGTTCGCAGTTCATTGGGCTTGTTGAATCGTGTTCGCCTGTTTTGTATTGATCGTGGTTGGTTTGCATGGTTATACGGTTTTTGGAAAGTGTTTAACTGTGTTCACCCAAATCCTAACGCCGTCACTTTCAGCGTCAGTTGAAATATATTGTAGACTGTCGCCGTATGATTCAGGTGTTTCCATGTTTATCCAAATAACCATTTCAACACTGCCGCCACTTTTAATCCACTTCGCTGCATCTGGAAAGTATTTGTTCCAGAGTTTTTTTGCTTCATCAATAGTAAGCGACGTTTTATCGCAAACTAATTCAGTATTTCTAAAAATACCGTTACCCATTTTCGCGTACTGAAACGCACAGTTATTTTCCATAATCCTAAATTATTAAATTAAAAAAAAGCCCGCCGATCTAGCGGATGTTGTTGGTTAGTATTTTGCCTAGGTTGAGTTTTAGCGCCTTGCTAATCTTAACGGCTGCGTCGAATTTCATAGACTGCCCCGACTCCCAATCGTAGAAAGTAGCCAGTCTAATACCTGTTATTTTTGACATTTCGGCTTTGCTGTGCGTTTGCTCGAAAACTTTTAGTAGTTGTTGGGTTGTCATTGGTTATTGTTAAATTAAGATTCGCTAAGAGTGCAAATAAATCTATTGTTAATGTTTTCGTACTGATTTAAAATGTACGTCTCGTTTTCAGAGTGCTGTAATTTATAGTCAGTAGATAAAAGATAGGGCTTACTGTTGTTGTTCCTTGGCGTCCAATCTTTTATTTTAATGGAATCAAAAAAACCGTCGTGAATCTCAGTATATTTTAGAAAGTTAGACCGCATTAATTTAACGGGATTACAAACCGAAATAAATTCACCTATCGAACATTGATAGCGCGAAACAGTTGTAAATACATCGCGCAAATGAGTTGCTGCCGAAAAGTGAACAACACCGTCTTTTATATCGATTACCATCGCCAAAGAATTTGTTGTTTTAATGTAGTAAAGGGACTTTGTAATTGTTTTCATAATTTCTAGTTGTTTGATTTTGATAGAACAAATTACGGGAAACCGAATTTAATACGCAAATAAAAAACGGTAATCTTTTCGGAAAACCGTTAATTTGTAATCATTCTAAACAAGTACTTGCGTCAAAAACTCCACAAATTACGCATCACACCAACCATAAACACAGGCTCGATTTTACTGCGTGGGATTGAATACGTAGCCCCGACGCCAACACCTATGCTGTAACGTTTTGAACGCGTTGCTACTTTGACGGCTTGCTTTACTTCTGTTGCGTGCAGCTGCTTCAGTTGCGCGTGTAGAGTGGTTAACGAATCCGCTGTTTTGGTCATGTACGCCGCTTGATCCGTTATAATAGCGTTCAATCCAGAAACGAGTGTATCGCATTTATCCAACCGCAGTTCAAGCGTCCGATAAGCCGTGTGAATCACCCGCGCCCGATTTAGTGTGATTTCAATATTGCCGTTTGGGTGGACAAAGCCGTTTACATTTGATTGAGCAAGTAACGACATACTTGATAAAAGGTAAAACAAGGTAATGTTAGGTAATAGATTTTTCATGGTGTATTAGGTTCTATGTCGGTTAAAATGTATTTTTCAGGGTCGCGATGAATCCAACAAATTTTATAAGGAGAACAATCGCAATCTTTGTTAAGGTCAACGGTCATAGATACGCTGCTTTCTTTATCCTCATAGTTTGTGAAGTAATCGTTGAAAATTCCTTTGATTGTTAGTTTTTTTAAGTCTGGTTCCATGACTACTTCCTATTAACTATTGAATCCCTCAAAAAAAACGCCACGTCCCCGCTATCAGTCATAACAGTAACGACAACGGGCTCAGCATACGCCTGATTCAATTCTCGCTGCTTATGCACAACTATCCGCGCCTTATTGCGTATATGTACCGGAATAGCCTCAATAGTGTCTGAAACGGCTTTAATTTGCTTTTGTATTTGTTGTAATTCCTTCTTGTTCTTTTCGGTCTGCGCGTCCTGGTAAACGTTATACAATACTCGGCCGGCAACGACAACGAGCACTAAGATAGCCAGAAAAAGCCAAAAGTTAGGCGGCAGTTTATCCTTTCTCGTGATTGTGATTGTCGGGGTTAATTCATTTTCTGTGTGTGCAAATGGTTGGTTCATATTATTTATTTTAATGTTACGAGTGCTTTGATAGTGGTCTCATGCGCGTGCAATCAAATAGCCCTTTGGTATAAACCTCCATTTCTTCTTTTGGCGCGCTAGGGTCATTGCTACATACAAAATTAATTTTCCTATCACAAAAAGACCATAAGTGTCTGTTTATTATTTTTCCAATCGCGTCATCTAGGCTTTCAGCTTTAATAGCTTTTGGATTTCCGTTAATTGTAAAGGTGTATATCATAATCTTAAGTTTTTCAAATCAGTTAACAATCCCCACGCATCAGCATTTGTATAGCGGAGAATACGCACTCCGCTGTGACTACATTCCTTTATCAAAATCATAGCCGAGCGATTGTAGGTTTGCTGGCTTAGTTTCGGTATTCACTTTTTCAATTTCATCTTTGATTTTTTTGATTAGTTCTTTAATGTCCTCTACGATATTAGTCTGGCAATTATCGTAACCTAAAATAAACTCTTGACTCTTATCGCTTGTATTCGGCTTTATCAACGTTCTAAGCATCAACACTTCCAACTCCCTAACAATCCCATCAACTTTTGAGGATGTTTGGAGGGCGGCGAAAGCGTTACCGTCTTTAGTCATATTCAATCCTTTGGAAATATGAAAATATGCGTCGCCTTTGCCTGATATTGAAACGGTATATATTGAAAGCCTGCCGTCTAAAACAGTTTTCTTGATAAAAATCACTCTTTTATTTGGGTTTGCGTCACTCGCCCAATGATTGACAAGGATGTCTCCAAACTCTAAACTTTTACAAAATTCTTTGGCTTGTTCGTGCGTCATTTCTGTGGGCGTTTCCGCTGTTTTAACATCCGTTGTTTCAATAGGGGGCTTTAAATCCTCAGCAACTTCATCAATCATTGCTATAAACGAATCGCTAATAGGTGTTGAAGCCGATGGGGAAAGTGGCGTATTACATTCAATCAAGATTTCACGTGGATTTACGCCGTCGAACTTTCCGATGACGCCATTTACTTCTAGTGAATCAATTATTCTATTTGCCCTCATGTAGCCAATCACTAAATGCTTTTGTAGCATTGGCGCCGACGCCATTTTTAGCCGTTTTATAACTTTAACCGCGTCATCGTAGAGCGCATCTTTCTCGTTTTCAATAGTTGGTTTCATTGGTGTTATGTTTTAAAGGGTTTCTAGGTTTTCTATTTTAACTTTTATTATAAAATCGCGAACAAAAACAATAGCGTAGACCTGTCCTGATTGTTGGTCAAAAACATATCCGTCGACTACGCCAACTTCTCCGATGTAATCTTGATTTCTTGCGGTTTTTATTTTAACTCGTGCTACTGCTTTCATAATCTTTTAATTTCCGCTAAAATAATAGCGATTAGGTTTTTGAGTGTTGGGGTTAGTGGAGGTTACGGCAAATCAGATTTATACATTTCAATGCCTTCTAAAATAGCATCTACAATAAATTGTTTTAAACCTATTTGATTTTCGTGATCCTGTGAGTTCGCCATTTCGGTTGCCCATTCCTCTATTGCTATTTCTGCCAACCGATTTGCGTATTTAACGTGTGTAGGCATATCCGGTATTCCTATTTTGTTGACTGCTTCTGCAATTTCTAATTTCGATTTAGTTTTCATTCGTTATTGGTTTTTAATTGGTTGTTTTAAAAAATCCCGCTTCCTACTTAGATGTTTCAGTTCAGAATTAGTCAGCTTTACGGTGTCTGGTTATAAACCTGCCGATTACGGGATGAGGGGTTAATTGGTTGTTTTAGGATTTGGGAGAGATAGTCCGCATACTTGTGCTGCCCCCATCCGTCAGCTATATAAGCCCACGAAATGTAATTAGGTCTGCGGTTGGCGTGGATAATTCCAAGTTTTTCGAGCTTTGTTAAGTCTCGCCTCGCTTTCTCAACTGTAACGCCAGCGCCTTTAGCAATGTCGCCTGTATAAGTCCATTTCCAGAAATAATCGCGGCTTAAATTGGCAGCGTCTCTTTTCGCTCGCTCCATAAAAATCTTATGAATTACAGCGACATAAACTTTTAAATCTTCGGGTATATTTTTATTTTCCATAATCCTTATTTTACAGCCGCGAGTACCAGCCATGTTTTTGTTCGGGTTTGGGCGGTTTGCCATTGGTCACGAATACTATCTAAATCACGATGGCTAATTTCATAATCTGACGGAACTCTTTTATCTAAGAATTGTAATGAAAAGTTTGGTTCTTCCCCAAACGGATTAACCGAATAGATTTGCTCACGTTGGAGTAATGAGGCGTATGCCTTGTTTCTGCCATCTTCTTTGAAGTACGAATAGCGATTGTCGTAGTTTCTGTAAACTTTATAGGAACCAAAGTCAAGGAACTCTACAATCAATTCCTTTTGGTCGTCAGTTAGTGAATCGGAGAAATCTAGGATTTGAAAGCCATCAAAATCGCCTTGAATACTTTCTTCGGTATCGTAACCTTTACCGTCGTTGATACTCATATTTGCTTCGACGTGAATTGTATAAATCAACTCATTATCAATCAATTTAAAGTCTTTCGCGCCCTCCGGTACAGCGACGAATAAAACTGGTACTTTCGTTTGGGTGAGGTGTTGCATGGTTATAAATATCCAAAAGCCATTGCGGCAGTTTTACCAATATCACATAGATTCCCGTCCTCTAAATCTTCTTCATCTTTTTCGGCGTAATACTTGCCGATGTCCTCGGCGAGTTTACCCCATTTTTTTGAAGTAGCTTTCATAGATAAAATCTCTTTAGCCACTTCTTCAGAACAATAGCAGTAAACCTCTGGTAAAGTCTTAGAACCTTGCTTTATTTCTACTAATCCAGTTAATTGAGAATCATTTATTCTCGCTGCAAAAATTAAATTTCTTTCCATAACTATTGATTTTTTTTTGAATAGTAAATTGTTTTTATTTAAAGGTTTAACGGAAGTGGAAACCAATGGGTAACACCTAATATAATATCGTCTGTCTGAGGACAAAACCAAGTTTGATACATACCTTCTCCATTGTCTTCAATATTTCCGTTTAAAAATCCGATTTCATGAGTTTTGTTTTTAATGAGAACAGCACACGGCAAACTTTCTTGCCAATTATCAATATTTTTGTTCTTTACCATTTCAGGCAACCTATCTTCAACGCTAATCCAATTTCTCTCGCTTTGCTTGTCGGCGTAGGATTGGGCGATTTGTTCGAGTTCCTGCGTAGTTCTGTCAGACGGCGTGCCAGTCGGTACAATACGACCACAATCATTACAATCGGCAAAAATTGTAAACTTCACGGAACGGATTAATTTGCGTAACTCACTCATTGCTTTCTATTTTTGAGATTAAACCGTCAACTTTATCAAACAATGCCGATGGCTTATGCGTATATCCTGCCCGAGAATCGTTTTCATCGATAGCGTATAATGTTTGAGAGTGTAATTCCTTCAACGCCTCCAACAACTCATTACGCTCATTCAAAAGCTCCTGTGGCATTTTGCCTGTTTCGTTGGCGATTGATATGGCGTCCAAAAACAAAGCGGCATTTGCCGTCGCTTGCTCTTCACCGACCTGCTCAAAATCCAATAGATTTCTGTCTCCGTATTTTTTGCCTACCTGAATAAAAATAAATCCAGCATATTCAACAGCATAGACCTTTTCTTTCGTAATCTTCAAATCTTTCATATTCGTTTTGTTTTATCCTTTTGAGGGAGGTGGGTTAAACTTTTTCCTTTTCTAAAATCTCGTTAACTATTCTTATAGCCATTTCATTACATTTTTTAGCGTGTGCTTTTCTTTTTGTTTCCGACATCAATACCGTACAATCAATTTGGTCAATTAGGTCTTTATATGCCTTATTTCCGAGTTCCTCATTAAATCTAATTTCTCTAACAAACCGGTCGCCGTAAACAACCCATTTCAGTTGGTTAATTTTCATATTGATATAGATTAGATTTTCAGGTGAGTGAAACCAACCGTAACCCTTTTTCTGTTCTTTGAGTGTAGATTTATACGCTCCGACACAACGTTTGAATTTTTCCGAAAACTCATTTTCCAAATCTTTCAACGCGCTATTTAAAACGTTCGGTAAGAAAATATGTTCTTCTTTAAAAGGCTTCGGATAAGTGCTATATTCTAATTCGTTTTTAGCCAATTCTAAAAGGCGCTGAACTATTTTTAAATTTTCCGTTGTTTCCATATCTCTACTATTTTAAATTTGATTATTTGTTTTTTTTGGTTGGCGGCTAATTGGTTACAAGCATCGATAATAATCTATATCTGCCAGTTAAATCTAAATTCCTTAAATCTTCATCTAGAGATGTTACGTCGCCAATTATATGAACCGTTTCGTCCTTTTCTACGAAATGCGCGGCTTTACCTATTATAGATTGTGATAGCTTAGTGCTGAACCCTATTTCATCCTTTAGCCACTTGTAAGCTGCTTGCTTCCTGTGCGATGGCACGGGTAATCCGAAAGCATCGAATTCGGAAGGGTGTATTACAGTTTCTTTTTTAGAGGTTTCTATTATTGTTTCGTGTTTAAATTCCATAATCCCTATTTTTAATCGTTAGTATCAACCGCCGCACTCCTCTCCATCGCTTCCTGTTGCGCGGATTTGGATAGGCGGGCTGTTAGTTTGTCGAGTTCGTCTTTGTCAAGGTTGCGCGCTGCAAGGATCGCCTTTTTAAGATTGGCAAGCCCGCCGTGGTTTTGTATGTCGGATTCGGAGTAGCGATATTTGCCGAATAGGAGTTTGGGTGGTTGTTTCATGGTTATTGTATTTCGATAGTGATTACTTCTGGATTGTACTTTAAGGTGGGTAGCCCGTTGTTATCTTTGTACTCCATTATAACAAACCTTTTGATTTTACCAGTTTCCTCATTTTTAATCCAGGTACCGGCATTATCTTTTAGAGGCGCTTTTATCGTAATATCTTTGCCTTCCTCGATTATTTGAAACGGTTTGTATTGCCTTACTGAATTAGCTACGTCCAAAGCTGCTTTTCTTGAGGCTTTAAGGACTGTTGTTTTTAAGCAGGTTTCCATAATTTCTATATCTTTTAGTTTGATACCGTAAAACTACAAAACATTTCCGTACCCACGCAAAAACGTGCCCACTAATTTTGTAATATAGAATCATTCCAAATAAAAAACCACCCCGATTGAGGTGGTTGAAGTAAACACAAGCAAGGCAGTTATCACACCACCGTAATAAACACCCGCTCGGTTTTCAATGCTGCCGCTAGTTTAGGCATAAACGTATCCATTGCCAAACGCGACTCTCCGATAAAGTCTGCTGATTTGGTTCGGCCAAGCAAAATGCAGCCCTCGGTCTGCTCAGAGGTATTTCCAGAATGAATCCTAACGCCTTCAAAATTCGGAACGTTCAACAAGATAGGCAATTCCTTTTTGAAGCGATTAGACATCGTTATTTTAACTTCGTACCGGCCTTTAGATATTGCGGTTTGTCCTTTAATCTTTTCGGCCCGCTCAACATCCTCGAGTGTGTAGCACTCGAATTTACCGTTGATGTATAATTCGCCCATCGTTGAGCGTTTCGTGGCTGTTGTTCTTTTTACTGTTAGTTCCATCTTTGGTTATTTAAACAAAAGCTCCAACGCCTCGGTTAATTTCCGATCGCGTTCCTGCTCAAGTCGGTTAATTTCAACGTTAATGTTGTCGCCTGGTGCATGATGAATTACAACGGGCTCAACTGGTATTTCCAGTTTATCAATGGTGGTATCGCTGCAAAGAAAAAACAGCATCCCTAAAATACATAATATTTCAATTGCTTTTCTTATCATCCTTGATGTATTTAATCAGCGTATCGATTTTCTTGTTTGATCTCATGCAATCAAAGTATTTTAGTTTAATGGTTGTAATGTCATTGGCCTGTTTTTCAATCGTTGCATCTTTCTCTTTCAATTCAAGCCGTAGCCTGGCGTTGTCGTCTATTGTTTTGTCTACGAACTTTTCAACTATTGTAAGTCCATAAAACGCTACCTTACAAGTTACGAAAACGCAAAGGGCTATTATAATGAATATGGCAAACTTTAACTTGTTTCGACCATTGCTTAAACCGAAAAACTCAAATAAAGCATCCCATGAACTTCTCGGACTGTTTGGCATATTGTTGTAGTTTGAGGCATTAAAAAAGGCGCGAGTAGGAACGCGCCTTGGGTGTTACTTGGCTGGCGTGTCGTCTTTGGCTACATAGCCAAGCACGGCAATACCTACACCAACGACTAGCTGAAGCCAATCTTTTGAAATGTCGAACGCTTCGGTTCCGGTAAATGTCTGGATAAATACCAAACCTCCTAAAATCGCTCCGAATAATGTGGTCTTTTGCATTTTATTCTTGTTTTTTGGTTAAATCGGTAATGGTTGCGTCCTTCGCAGCACTACCCGAGCTATTACCGAAGTAATATCCTGTGGCTAACCCCATCGTTCCAACAATGGCGATTAGTATCTGGTCGTTTGGCTTTACGCCCGTGAATGTAGTAAGGAAAAAATAAGCGAATCCCAATATTACTATTGTGAACGCGAGTATAGGCTTGATGTTTTCTTTGGCGATTATCATGCTTTTCTCTTAAAATATATAGCCGCCTCGCAGCCGATTACAACGCTTAAAATTATCGCTATTCCAAATAGTATCGGCATCAGGCTTTGTGTTTGATGTTATAGTATTTTACCAAGTCGCGCCCGACAAAGAATATTGAGGCAACGTTTAACGACCATAGCAGCCAAATATTGCTAGGCCACAAATTGCCTAACACGACCCCGACTGCATTCCCGACAACTGCAGCTGCCAAAACATCAAGCCAATCGAATTTAGACCCAAATAAGTCTTGCAGCTTCATTTCCCAATACATACCTGCGCCGCCAATGAGTACCAGCGATATCAGGAATGAACCGATCCATTTTTCAAGCCCGGGGAATTCGGTAACGAATCCAAAAATGCAAAAAATATCGAAACAGGCTGCAGTTCCGACTAATACGTGTAGTAGTGTGCGACTATTCATAACGACAATCTTTTTATTTCATTAATCAATGTTTCAGAACTTATCTTAATATTATGAACCATATCAGCTTCATTGTTATAGCCCTCACTCATAGGGATTATTACCTTGTGGTTCTTGGCTGTAAGGTTCCATTTCCACTCTAATTTTCCAGTAAACCAGTTCCGTTTCCTTTTGATATTTAAGCCCATGTTATCCGTCGATTATGTCGTTGATAGTGATTGCTCCAATAACTGTGTCTTGCGTTTTCATATCGTTGTTATTTAGGTTATTATGCCCAAAGATAAAAATTCCATTCATATAAATGCAAAAAGCCCCTGAAATTAATCGAGGGGCTTGGTTCCTAGCCGTTCCAATGGTTCGGCTGATGGGTCGCCAACCCCAACTATTATTTGTGCTTGACCGAAAAATCATAAACAACGCCCGATTGGAATTCGGTCTCAACTCATTTTTCCTCTACCACTATCGGGCAAGTCTCAAGAAGCCCACAGATAGAAAGTGATTTGTGTTATGATTTACATAAGAACAAAGCAAATTTACAAAATACTTTCCAAAGAACCATTCTAAATTAAAAATCCGCCACGTAGGAGCAGCGGATTCTATGAATGTAAATCAAACGAATGAAACTGAATCGGAAATACCCGATTCTTGTTGCACAGCTTAACCGATTGTAAATGTACAAAAAAAGCCGCTACATAATAACGGCTTAATCCCTAACTATTTTAAATCAATCATGAAACTGATTCAAATATATGAATTATTTCTTACCATACAACCAACCGGAGCAGAAAATGAAAAGGAACAATACAATCGCTACCAACCCCAACGTAAAGTTATGCGAACAAATATACAAAGGCTGTCCTTTATCAATCAATCGCGCGGCCTCGGAATAGTAATCCCATCCGCGAACGTTCGTGCCGACTTCAATCCTTACTACTGTTGCGTATGCCTGATACACTATGTCGAGCAAACCGCTTGCCAGAATAATCGACAACAAAGCCGAATAAACGAAATTAGCCCATTTAAGACAGTTTCTATGCCCGACCGACTGAATGTACGCAATGGTCAATACAACGTAAACAACCTCCCAGCAAATCACGTCCACGAGCATAAAGCAATACTCCCAGAAGTTGCCTAAATTAACAAAGGCCGATAAGATTATTATCAGCCCTATTGCTATTATGAACGTTTTCGGGTTCATTGGTGACTTCTGGGGTTCTGGCCGATAAATACTCGGTCACTATCAATCACAACCACGTCTAAATCGTTTTTCTCCCAATATTCATCAACTCGAGCGTCAATGTCCAACCTATCCTGCTCGGTTAGTTCGGCTTTAGGCTTGTCCACTTGCAGGATTACTGCGTTTTTTAATGTCATTTCCATTTTCTATTACGTTTTTATAAGGGTTGTCAAGTCTTGTATCGCCCTTGCAATTCACAACGGCAATCAACATAAAGCACAAGAACACCAGTGCGTAGATTATCCGTTGTTGGTTGCGGTGGGTCATTTTTACTCTACTTCTACATCAGTCCATGCGATGAAAGCGGAGCCTTTTACAATTTCGTTACGAGGCGTCCCATTTTCATCAACTGTGAAAAAAGCGATCCTGTTAGGCGTGTCGTCGTGGTTGGTGTAAATCCCGTTAGGATAGCCGTAAGCGCCTTGTGATGTTTGAAAAATAACACCACATTGTCCTTCGACAAAATTACCGTCACTTCGCAAAAAGAAGCTTCCTGCAACGTTTTCAAATACGTTTTCGGTCACTTCAATAGCGGCTTGCTCTACTGTGATGCAAAAATCTCCGCTTCCTGTAATCGTTGGTAAATTGTCACCGTCTTGGCTAATGTTACCGTAAAAAAATCTTCTCATACCTATGAAAAATTTAAAGTTACTGTTTAATTGTTATCCTGAATCGGACGTTGTTTACTTCATTGTCGTGCAATGTTGCATCTGTTATTTTTTGACATTTAATGTATAGTCCGTCTGGAGACTGCGACTCGTAGTCTGGAATCAAAACAAATAAAGCGGTGGTAGTTGCCCCCTCAAAAGGAGTTGTGTCAAAAAACACTTTAGCCGAATCAAATAGCCCTGTTTTCTGAAAAGCATATCCTCCCTCTGTTACATAAGCCATTGTTATTCCGCCATCGGCACCCAACCAAGAAACTACTGGCGCGTCCGTATCTGTTTGAGACACTAAATACCCCTCGTAAATCAACGCCGAATCCCCGGCGCTAGACTTTCCCCCTGTGTACGTCTCTAAGAAAGTTGTCATTGTTTCCTCGGTAGCTGCAACGCCTCCGATTTCGCACTCGGATAGCAACATACCATTGTTTGGTAAATCAGTTGACGGTGCCGACTGCATCCCATTTAGTCTAACAACTGGGTCGGGTGTTGTTCCGAGAATGAACCCCGTTACTTTGCTTTTCGCCCCGTTGTAATTCGCGTCGGGTCTGTTTGAATCCGATACATATATGTAATTGCCTGATTCCGTGAAATTGTATGCCATTGTGTTGTTGTTTTATGTTAAACGTATCCTTGCGGCACCGCTATTGTGATAGCCTTGCCCTATTTGTATGCCTCCCGCGGCCGCAGCCGCATCATTTGCGAAATCGTTGGCCGTATCGACCGATAATGCGTTGCCTGATTCAAAAGTGATGCAGAAAACGTCCGTATCGAAACAAAGAATCCTAGCCATTGTAAAGTCGTTGAAATACTGTGTTGTAAATTTGGTAATACTTACCGAACCGCCGCCGTAAGAAAGACTTGAAACACCCTCTCCAATAGTCCAAACCATCAGTTCATCGCCTTTTTTGAATACACCACTTGGTATTGTAAAGGTCAAATCCGCATCAGCGTCACCCGACCCTTTAGTGACTAAAAACTTTCTTTTCTCGTCACCCGCCGCAAAAGTCATATCCCCATCGTTTATGCTTCTAACGACTAGGAATCTGTTCTCGTATCCGCCCGTATTATAAGCCGGATACCCCAACCCCTCCAAAATATTAGCGAGGTCGATGGGTGACGTTGGTGTGTAGGTGACTGGTGTCCCGCTACTATCATCCATTACCGTCACATTGCTCCAAAGAACCTTGTCCAACTTTCCCGCATTGATCTTCTCAATCTGGAAATCGCCCGCTTCAATAGAAATCCTGAACGCGGAAAAGTGCAGCGCATTGGTCGAATTGTTGCGGTAGTGGCTCCAATTCGACGGTTGCCCTTGATTTTTGACTATGAGTAGGGTTGTTGGCATTAGTATAATATTTTCTTAGAAACGGTAAAAACGCCCGAAGCAGGGTTAACAGAACCGCCTCCAACATTCTGGCAGCGAACCGTAACTTCATCAACATCGGAAACGAACGGAATATAATTCACGTGGTCAACCATCGACGCCTCTGGTATTCCTAAATCAATCGTATCGCCTAACACAACGCCTGTTAGTGCAATAGTTAAGTCCTCAAAATCGTGAGAGGCTATTGATCCAAAATCTAGTGTAGCACTTGCGCTTATATCTGCGTTTGCAAACGTCGCGGTTCCATCCGTAATATTCAACAAATAAACGCCATTATTGGTTGGCACTTCAAACTCAACCAAGTCGTAGCGTGTAGGCAACCCTTGATTTGCATTGTCATATTCCAACTTCCAACGGTCAATAAATATTTCGCTGTCCTCATTACCTGAAATGAATTCAAAAGCAAAAGACAAAACGTCCCCGATTTCTTTTGCTGGTATTTGCCCTGCTGAAATATTCCAAACCCCGATATGTGGTTCTTCGTAGAAAATAGAAGCAACCATCGTTTCGGTATGCGCCCCGTTAGTAAAAACCTGCACTTGCAAACTCGGGTCGTCACCCGCTAAATTACCGTGCTTAATAGCTAAGGCCATAAACAAGGGTGTTTCTTCGGTAACGGTATGATTAAATGCTGCGCCGCCGTTGAAATTTAAAGAAAACGCCGTATCGCTAAAAACCCTCAAGGATTTACGACCCGCGAAACTTTCCAAAGTAGAGTTCTCTACAATAGAATCACCGCCGTCACCCGCTGTAATAGCGTAAGTTATTTCACCCTCAAAGTTTGCGGCTAATGGCAATAGGTTTTTGCTGTATTCGGCACTAATTTGAGGAAATTGTACCATTTGTAGGGTTGTAGCCATTATGCTGCTGTTTTAACGATTATTGCATTATAAATGTCGTATTGCTTATTCACACCCGAAACGCTGCCAGACATTGCGCTGCCTGACAAACGCAGTTCAATGTTGCCTGTTACTGAATTGTAAAACACAAGTAAACGGATTCTTTCTTGAGTAACGGCGTTGATGGCTTCTGCCCTATATGTATAGTCTTGGTCTGGCAAAAACTCGCCAGCGTCAAACGTAGCGAAAACTTGGCCGCTTGGCGCATAATTACCCGTTTTGTTCCCAACCCAACCCTGTATAGTTAATTGACCGCCTTTTTTAGTTATGAATAAATCATACGGAAAATTGGTATCGCTAATTGGCGTAAGGATTGACGGTGCTGCCGATGTTTCGTCGATGGTTGTTCCGTAAAGTTCATCCAACAAAGTGTTTTCAAACGTCCTGAACTCCGCAGCTGTATTTGCTCCGCCGTTCGTGAAAGCGGTTATAAGCGTCTGTAATTGTGCTTTTGTACTCATAGTATTTAATTTGTAAACCAGTCTGCGTTATCAAAATCTGAACCGTCCCAGTCGCCATCGTTTATTGCAAGTTCTTGACTCTCGTCTGTCAACTCCACACTATCCCCAAACATATCTTCAAACAGCCCCAGCGTAAAATTATAATAATAATTCCCATTTGCGACAAAAACACCTGAAATATTTATGGTGAATTGTGCGCCGGCAACAACCACGTCCGCTTCAGTAAAGGTAGCGATAACCGCATCGGAATCATCGTATATAGTGAGAGTGCCAGTTCCGAGCGTAATATCCGAAGTGAATATCCCCGTTAATGTAGAACCAACGCCCGCCAATGTTCTAACGCCAGTCGGTTGCAATGAGACCAAAGCAAACGGCGTATAAATCTGTGGCGTATCGGTGTATTCCTCCGTTTCATCCATAAACGCGCTCCATTCAGCGCGGTAGAAGTTAGACGCGCCCAGCACAGGCTCATACGAAGTGGTCATCGACGTGCAGCGAATACCGTTGATATACTTGATTGGCGTTCTTCTAAATGACTGGAACGCTTTTAATCCATGGTTGGTAATATACTCGCAAGTAAACGCCCACGGTTGCAATTCGGTGCCTATTGATTCGATTTGCGTGTTTACTGAGCCTCTTGCTGACGTTTGAGAGTATACCTGCACTTGCTCCTGTGGCTTTGGCTGCGTGAAGTGCCCAAGCACCCTGATACGCAACAACGCACCAGTCGTTGGATAATCAACACCATCGAATACGTCATTGCTCCAATAGTCTAATAAGGTAGTGTCTTTCGGCCTATGCTCAATTACAAACGGGTTGGAATAGAACGCGGTCTTAGCTGATAGGATTGGCGCGGTAAATTTCAAATGAACAACTTTACCAGGCTGCGCGGGTAGGTTTATCATTTCAAAGTAAATGTTGGTTAAACCAGTCGTGCTGTCTTGGAATTCCTCGATGAATACACGATCGGTTACGGTGGCGAGTACTACGCCGCAATGGTCAACGAGCTGCACAACGTAATCCTGCCCGAGTTGAATGTTAACGCTGCTGTTTGATTGTTGGCGGTATCTCTCGTATGGTGAAAGGCAAATGAAGTCGTAGCGGGGTATGGTAGCGATTTGAGGGTCTTGTATGGCGCGGTAGACTTCTTCTAAACTGGGCTTTAGAAAGATGAATGCGTTGTCTATTATGCGCTTTGTTACCATTAAGGCAAAAATATAAAAAATAATCCCAACTTGTGATGGTTGGGATTAAATAATTGTGGTGTTTTTTGGGATCGTATTACGCGGCGACTACTCGGCCATCGAAATAACGGTTTCTGGCGACTTGCCAAAAGCGATTTGTATTTGATGCCATTCTTTCGCCGGCCAACTTCAAAGCAAGTATTTCAGGGTGTAAATAGGATTCTTTTAGCGTTTGCTCTTTGAACTCTTTAACGTACGGTTTGAATCCCGCTGATTCTTTTCTTTTGCCCGAGGCATTGAATCTTCTGCGCCATTGTTTGGCTGCTGTTTTTGGATTTAACATAATTTATATATTTAAGGTTTATAATTAAACTCCCCAATCTTAGCTTCAATTTCCGCGTGGGTGTATGTGGGCAATCCGGCAACAGCCCATTTTCCACTTTGGAATACATTTTCCATGTTGGAGTTTGTTAGGCGAGGATATCCAGAAACATCGTCATAAGTAAAGTCTGATACGCTTTGCCTAATTCCTAAATATGATTTTTCCGGCCAATGATGCCTACCCTCGTGAAGTCCCCTCTTAACCGCCTCGCTTTTCAACGCTTCGGTTACTTCTTGGTCGGTGGCGGGAACTTCGCTGCCGTTGATTTCCCATCCTACAAGGCCATGGTCTTCGGCAATAAACTCTTTTTTAATCCAGCCAAACCCATACGCATCGCACGAGCGGTCGTTATGTATTTTCGTTGGATAAAACAGCCTACCGTACTTGTCTTTATACCACTTCCCCGTCTCTAACACAGGCTTACCCAACTGCTCCTTCCTTATCTCCACAATTCTATCAGCGGTTTCATTATCGATTACAATTCCGTTTAGGGTGATTTCCCCGTTGTTGTTTGTTACTTGCATGGTGGTTGTTTTTAGTGATTGGATATGTGATTCTAAATTAGTCAAGTCGCCAGTAAACCAATTCGATTTACCAAAGTCTAACATTTCTTTTGATATTTTAAGTTTTGGCTTTTCAATTGATAGCTCATCAAGTTTAAATGTTTCCCCTACTTTTAATGGGTTTGTCAAATAAACAGTATATTCTGACTCGCCTGTTTTTTCTACTCGGCCGTAATTCGGTCGCAACAATGATTTAACTTCTCGAATATTCCGCTTCACAGCTTCATCGCTACGTTTCAAACAAAAGCCGCCATTGTCACAATGGTAATCGCAAACGTGGTCTTTTACTGCCTTTTCGTAACAATTATCGCATTGATATAGCGCATCTCCTTCAGTTCGGCACTCGCATTGTTCTTCAATCTCGGAAAGTTTTATGATTGGTAATCCTGTTTTATCAAGGAAATACGCCTCAAATCCTAATAGTGTTTTTCGCATATAACTTCCACGAATAAAAGGGTCTGGTTTTGATACATTGTTGAATATTATGCTTACAGTTGCAGGGCTATCACAATCCACATACAACTGCGCCTCGCCGTTCTTTAATAGTTTAATTGCTTGTTGGGGGGTCATGGTGCTACTGTGTTTGGTTTTAGTTCTCTAAGTTTCAAATAATAGTCTATATCCGTATTTGGATTAAAATCGAATTTCGATGAATAGTAATTACAATCTTCGCCCTTGAAATCGTTTTTTATTTGAAATATTATTCTTTTCTGCGCGGAAGTTGTTGCTGTGTTACCCTCAAACGGCAGTACTGTATAAAACTCAATCGGATAGGCTTTGAAAACTCCGTCGTCATGCACTAGGTTTAGCGAACCGCAAGGATACATATAGATAACGCCTTTTGGATTTTTAATATCAATGGTAAGCGTGTCAAACTTTTGCTTTTGAGTAACTTGAACGTGAGTGATTCGAGTAGTTTTAGTTTCGTCTATGCAAAACGCGTTGGTTATGAATTGCGCCTTACCTTGTAAGCAAAGGTTCAACCAAAAGTCTTTACTTTTAATTTGACTTTCATCGGCTTTAAAATCAGCTTGAACAATTATATGTCCTGATTTGTATAATAGGTCGTATGGTTTCATAATCAAGATTTTAAAGTTAATTCCTCGCCAGTCAATGCGAAAAAAATATTCTGTAAAGAATGAACGTATTTCAATTCAAGTCCTACATACACCCAATCGTAGCCTGAATCTTGCTGAATGGCCAACTTAAATCTGTCGTCAAAATATATTTCACTTAATGCGTAAAATACTCCCGCCTCGTGTTCTTGTTTATCAAACCCAAACTTCAACAACCATTTTTCAGTTAGTGGGATAGGCTCATAATTCATAGGCACTTCGTCAATGTAAGACAAATCTTCACCTTGAACCTCCCAATATTTCAGATTGCCGTTCTTGGTCTTTACAATATTCCCAATCCTCAATTCCTTTGCATCCATATCACTTATTGTGTTTAATGTCAATAAAAGAATCCGTAAGCCTTCCACCGCCCATATCAACAACCCATTTTCCGTTTAATATTCCTGAATAACTGGCATTTACCCAACCAGAATTACAGCCGAAATGAACCAAAACATTTTCCCCTTTTAAAAGTTGAATGTCTTGAATTGTAGACGTGTTTACTATTTGTAAGTTTTTAAATGGCTTTTTGCAACCATTAACCATTAGCGTTGCCGATTGTGGTGTGTTTCTGAAATATTTGTCACGTTCATCGAAATGGTGTCCGTTTGGAAAAGCTCTTTTAAGTATTTTCTCTAATAAAAAAACGTTATCGTCATCCAAACAAATTTGAATTGACCCGCACTTTATTGAACTGGCAGCTGTTATTATATCCATAATAAAAGTAAAAGGACACCCTCGCTACAAAGATGCCCTTTAAATTGTTAGTTGTAGCGAATGACAAAGCTACGGAGAATACTATTTAGAAACAATATCTATTACACATACAACGCCCCCAAAGCATCAACAAAATCCACCTCATTATCATACAGCACACTATTAACGCTAACTGTTCGATATGGAACGGGGCGAATCAATTGTTTACTACTCGCACTGTAAACCACCAAATAGCCATTGAGTATTTCAAACCAACCGCCGTTTGCTTCGTCTGTGGAGACTGCGGGATATCCTGCTTGTTGGATTAGTATGTCGGTGCCGACTTTGGTAATTGTGGTTGGTGTATGGTCGTATTTCGTTTCTAACATCAACTCCATAAAGCCCTGTGCCCATACCATATTCATTTCTTTGACGTACCCTGCAACCGCTTTACCCGACTTATCAGGCGTTGTAATGTACCCGCCAATAGTGCCGTCTGCGTTTCTAGCTGTTGCGCGGTCGATTAAATCCTTGCCCTGCGCTATTGTCATCGGTACGCGGGTCTTAAGCATACCTGTTGTGATCCGCGGCAATGGTAAGTCCGTCATTAATATCGGTGCGTCCTCACGAATCACAGCACCGCCATTGTATTGGGTTGTGAGTGCGCCGTTATTCTTGAATCCTTTAACCTGTATTTGACAAGTTGGGTACTTGAGTGAATCCATGCAAATCGTATGTAACAACGAACCCAAGCGCAACAAGTTTCGTTTCTGCGAGTATAACAAATTCGCGCCCTCGCCTTGTTGGTTAAGGTTCAATACTTGGTCGAAATACTCTTTTGTTTGGATTTGGTACAATACATTGGTGAAGTAATACTCTACTTTAGTCATCGTAAACCCAATGAAAACCGATACAGGCAATGAAACAGGCGTAAGTGTTAAAACATTCCTATCCAATGGAGCCGATACGGTGTAGGTGTATTGCGTCCCGAATATCGTAAAGTAAAACGTGCTGCCTAAACCGAATCCTAACAAAGTCCAGTCAAAGTTTCCGATACTGTCATCGCTTGCTGCGCGGTTGAGTATTTGAACGCGACCGTCAGGCAAAACATTGTGTTGTAGTCCTGCCGTGAAGCCTCCGAGTGTTCCTGGCGCAATCGGTACGAACGGCGCAATGAAAATCTCGTTATCGGTTTCCTGCGCTGTGGTTTGCAGAATAATCTTGCGCCTGGTATTCTCAATACGCAACGGGTCTCGCGTATGATTTACCTGTATCTTTATGTCATTCTCAACCTGATTGTTTGGGAATAGCAATTGCAGTTCGGTGTGGAATGACTGATTTGTCCCTACTGATTGGTCGGCCTTTTCGTAGTTCTTATAGGAATTATTCAGGTTGATAACCTTTGCGCGTGGATTGAATGGCAAATATTCGAAATCGGTAGGCGCAACGTCACCGTAATGGCCTAGGAAATTATCGGGGTAGAAGTCCTCGAATTTCGCTATTTCCACCTTATCGGTATTCGTCTGCCAGTCCCCGCCCATTTCGCGTAAGTCCTCGCTTTCGTTTTTCCACACAAATGGCAATGATTCTGCCTTTTGACGCATATCGTTACCAGTCCACACGAATTGGTCTTTATATTCTCCTGTAACTAGGTCGGGCGCGTTTATCGGTAGTCCGCACGCTGATTCTACGCCTTTGGATATGAAGTATTCGTAACGGGCTGCGTCGGAAACAGAGGCGATACCAATTGATGTTGCGGTTATTTCTATGTCCATTGAGGTAATGTCAATAGTGTACGCCGCGGAACCAAACGTTTTTGTTGTTAGGAAATAAATGTAAAGCGATTGATTTTGCTCGAGCACAGGTATTGTAAAATCAAAATCTGATGTTTCTGTAAATGAGCCCAAATGGTAAGCCAGCACTTCCGCTAAGCTGTCAATAGCTAAAAAGCTGTTTCCCCACCTTATAATCAAAAAAGTTTCAATTGGTGCGCTTGTAGAAAATATATTTAACGCGGCATTAAGATTCCTTATTTTAATTGTTACATCTGTTAATTTAGTTTTTGCATATACGTATCTAAAATTAGCAATATAAGCCTCCGCCTCGCCGGGAGACGATGAATTTCGTACAGAATCAAATGGCGTATAGCTATATTCAACCGCATATTTACCCAATGATTGAGACGGATTGTAAAGGAAATAACTTTGAGGGCCGATTGACGCAACTGGTAAATTAAGAGGCGACTGCGTTTTCCAATCACTTTTAACATCAATCGGAAACGGCTTAATCAACACTTTCTGCTTCACAATCGGAACAATCGGGTCGCCATTAGTATCAACCGAGTCCATAGTGTTGATAATGGTATTTGCTTTACGATCCAAAACCGCCCTTGTGTATTCCTGCACCACAGCGCACGAGAAATAGCTAAACTCGTCGGTCTTGCTCTCTGGGAAATCCAGCTGGCCGTTAACCACTTCTGTAACGCCATCGGAAACGATGTAATAAACAATCTGCTCAAACCCTTTGCGGCGCGTCTCAACAAGTTCATCAAAGCAATGGGTCAATTCAAAAACAGTTTGCCCGTATATCCCAAAACGCTCGGCCTCTGCGTGTTGGAAATATCCTTTCCAAAATACCAAATCGGCCTTTTCTGCGCCAATGGTTTTATCGCGCCCAAAACGCCCCTCGTCCTGGAACAGTCGATAACCGAATTGGTCGAATTTAACCACCTCGGAAATCTCAATCCTGCCGTAGCTGCTCGAGCCGAAATCTAAGTAATGTTTGATATTAGCCACGTGTTGTTTTGCCTGTTTGGGTTGCGCGTCCGTTCATAATTTCCTGTCGGGTGTTGCTTTTCTTTATCGCAAACTTAAAATCGCCGTCCTCAATATAGTTTTCGGCTACTGGTATTGCGTGTATTGCCGATACGATTTGGTTAACGTGGGCTTGTGTGAATGCTGGTTGTTGAGCAACAACAATCGACTGCCTGCCCTCGTACTCACGAATAGGCGCAACACCCGCATCATTTAGCATAACGTCCAATGATTTTTTAAACGCGTCCTCGTCTTTGTAAATCTCGGTTCCTCTTGGAGCGTTCATCAGAACGTCACGACCTTGCGGCCTGTGGATTATACCGTCTGGCGTTTTTACCACCTCTTTGTAGTTACTGCCTTTCACTCTCATTGGGTCATCATTCACGCGCATAAGCCCGCCCTCGTGCGTTCCGCCTTGCCAGTACGCTGATACTTTCTGCGACTTAATGATAGCAATTTGAGCCGCTCCGGTTGCTGCTGCAAATGCGGCCAACGCAATCCCCGCATAAATATTATTAGCCGTTGCAAGTGCCGACACTACCGCTTGAGCCGTATTGATAACGGTATTGACAATAGCTGCCTCTTGTTTTACCTTTTGCTCGCGCTTTTCAATCTCTCTCCTGCGCTGCTCGGCCTGTCTTTCGATTTCGGCTTTAGCTACATCGGATTCACCCGCAAAGGCAATGGCAATATTCTTTTGGCTTTCCAGTCTTTCGTATTCTGCGTCAAAATTCTTTTGTGATGCCTCACTTATTAAATTGTAGGCCTGTTGCGCAAACTCAACGATAGTCTGGAAATAAACTTGAGCCTGTTTTAGATTATCAGGATTTCCGAATTCATCCAAAGCCCCCGCAAGTCGTTTCTGAAAACTACCATCGAAAAAAGTTGTCAAAGCACTTAACGCGCCGTTTGACACAAAATCTTTAGAGAACGTTTCCAAGTACGCGTTTGTTTCCTCCCTCAATATAGCAATCGATTTCTTTAAATTCTCCGCGCCTTTAGTCTGCCTGGTAAATTCATCAGTAAACTCCTTGCTGCCATTCTTGAGCGCATTGTAACCCGTAGTCAATCCCTGAATAGAGAATTTAACCCGATCAATAGTCTTTTGGTACTCGTCGAATTGCTCTTTGGTTGTTGTGATTAATCGCTGTTCTGCTTCAAGTTCTTTGATGAATAGCTCGAGCTGCTCGATTAACCCTTTGGTTGATTCTGCGGCTTTTAAGTTGGTGTCGATTTCCTCTACTTTGGCGCGTTTAGTTTCTTTGCCTGATTTCTCTTTCTTGTAATCCAAGCCAATCGCTTTTTCTTGGTTGACCAAAGCGGCGGCAGTCAACCTATCACTAAATCGATTAAGTTCATTTATCGCCTGTTGATTCTTAAGCAATTCCTTTTGAACTGTGGATATATTTTTGGTGGTTTGCAATGAACGGAGTCCCGCAGCATCGCCACGAGAACGGTCACCAATACTTTGCTTAACGGCTGCGTTGTTTTGCCTTATTGCTTCGGTTAATTCGTTCTGCAAGTCAATGCGCTCTTGCTCCAAGTCAACGATTTTGCCTTGGTTTTCTGTAATCTTAGCAACAATCGCGTTGGCTTTGGCACGTGCTATAATAGCGTCGGTTAACGCTCTTTCTGCTGCTGCCGTTTCCCCTGCCAAAACCTGCTCTTTGGTAAGGTTTTCAAAGTAGAACGGATATTGGTCGTTAAGGTTTTTGTATGCAATTTCACGCTCTTTTAATGGTAAGTTGGCGTTTTTAGCAATAGCAAGGTTAGCCTGTAATGCATTCAATTCCTGTGCGCTGTTTTTCGTAGCCTCTTTGGTTGCTTCGGATAGCGCTTTGGTTGATTCTGTATAAGCATTTAATCCTTTTGAGCCTGAAAATAATTTCGATGTAAATTCTCCTATTTCTTTTCCGAATGTTACAAATAAAGCAATAGCGACATAAAATAGGGTATTCAAAGAGAATACCTGCGAAAATATTTGCTTAAAGATATTTACCGTTGGCTTTCCTTCGGCCTGCAGTATTTTGTTTTGAGCTATCAAACCGTCAACCGCGTCTTTCAATTGTCCGAAGTTGTTTCCAATAGAAAGAGCAAATATTTGAGCGGATTGTCCTAAGTTTGGTAGTTCCTGTGATAGCCTCGATATAGAAGTTCCGAGCGCATTGTATCCACTTCCATAGTTACCGACATTCCGCTGCGACTGCCCCAAAGTTTGGTCAATCTTTTTAAGTTTACCGTCCAACTCCTGAACCGCAACCGCTTGTTTTTTGAATTGCTCACTTTCAATACCGAATGTTACCGCAGTGGCTTTTGCTTCACGCCTAAGGTCAATCAACTCCTGTGATAGTTTATCGTAGCTGTTGATTAATCCGAGTGCGTCCTGTGCTTGTTTCTTGGTTTCTTTGTTGGTATTAGCCAGTTCAACGCGCAACTTCGCCAATTCCTTAGCGTTCGCAGAATTCGCAGCAGCTAATTTTTCAGTAGTAACAACGAGCTGTTTTTCAATGTCATCGGTCACTTTCATAGCCGCGTTCATCGAATCAACACTTGCTTTGTTACGCGTGGTTTGAGCCGATAAGTCAGCAGGGGTTTTGATACTCGATAAGTTCTGGTTGAACTTTAGCGCATCGGATGAAACTTTTAAAATCAGGTCATCGACTTGGGTGAGTACGCCCAATAGTTGCGTAACCCCATCAACCGCCTCTTTTTTTACTACAATATCAATCGCATTGCTCATATCTTAATTCTTTACAGCCAAGTCGGCCATTTGCTCGGTGTATTCAATCCAATCCAAAACGGTAATATCTTTTGAGTTTATCAGGTAACCCAACCGTAAGGCCTGAGAAACGATTTTAAGCTGTTTTCCCAACGAGAGTGATTCCTTGTTGCCTTTCTTGCGCAATTCATCCTTAATCAGCTCGATTTGCGTTTTGTAGCCCTGTATTTGCGTGGATATGGTGGATAATGCGGCTAAATCTTCCTCGACATTCGCCATAAACTCAATTTTGAAACCGTATTTTGCCAGCTCGTCGATGTACTTTTTGCGCACTAACTGCTGCTGCACGTCGTTTCCGAACCCTTTTGCCATGCGCTCAACGATGGTAGACGTGGCGAAATACTTCATTTTGAACGATTCAATCTTAGCTAGTTTGTTGATGAATACAGCAAAAGACCTGTCATTTATCCGCGTGTAGTATTCCTCATTGACAAATTCCTCAATGGGCTTAATCAGATCTGGATTTAACGCTTTTTGCCTGCCGTCATAGCCGACCACAAACCAACTGTTGTTGAGCGTTCGTCTATATTGGTCGAAATTGAATAGCGGCATTTCTGATATGCTGCGGTAAAGGTTCGCGGGATCGAGTGCCACTGTCTTTTGTTTCTGTCCGTATTGCATTATAAATACTTTTTAATGAAGTTGTCTAATTCAGGTTTTACAATCTCGTAATTCAATATACGTTCATTGTCCGGCGTTAATCCAAAGATAGAAGTTCCGTACTTATCCTGCAACTCGCCTGATTTGTAATCTCGCGAAAATATCGACAATTTGTTGCTCCTGAAAAGATAATCGAAACCCTCGTAAAAATTCCCGTAATTGAACAACGTCGTTCGGTTGTAAGGCAATCCCCGCTGTCGTTTTTCGAATATCGTTATGCGCGCGTATGGTCTCAGTGCGTCACCAAGCGAATCAATACCTTTGTCGAATAATTGCCTTTCTCGGTTAAGGTCGAGTATTTCCTCTTTATTGTCCGCAAGTATGCGATCGGTTTCGGAATCTATGTTATCCAAAACGTACTGACAAGCGTCGATATAATCCCTAACGGTTCGCATATTTTCAAAAAAAGCCGCTACTAATGCAACGGCTTTTAAATAGTTGATCTAAATTGTATTACGCTGTCGCAATAACTGAAGCGGTCGCAACGGTTTTGTATAGAAGACCTGATGGCACCAATTGAATACCGTCGATTTTCAAAGTATAGACGTCGGCAGCGGTTACGGTTGGAACGGTTACGGTTACTGTTTTTGCAGTAGTGTCTACTGTTAATCCCGTTGGCGTAATTGGCGAACCGTTCTTTGTAAATACATAGTCAGCAATAACTAACCCTTCTGCTAAGTGCGTTCCGTCGTTAAGCATCGGTTTAAATACCAATGTCGTAGCAGCAGCCGCAACAGGTAAAATCGTAATGGTAACGTCGTTTATACCGTGCAAGTCGGTTGACCCAAAATCAGTCGGTTTCAACATTGCCATTCTACGGTCAACCTCTTTTCTGTTTGCCAATTGAACGAAAAACGTTTCTGATGCCTGGTTCGTTCCGTCCTCACCAAGATATTTTCCCGCTTGGTGAACAGTAAGCGTAAATGGCTTGGCGTTTCCTTCTGAATCGGTCGTAAACCAAATCACATCGTCAACGTCCCCAACAGCCAAACTTAGATTTCCGTTGCCGGAAAGCGAATCCAATGACGCCTGTTGTCTGTACCCATTGTCTAAAGACGCGGTGTACTCGTAAGGAAATTGAGTTAGTAAAGTTTTTAAGCCCGATCCGTTTCTTGTAGCATAGCTGTCATCAGGTGTTGAATCTACGAAATCAACAACGTTTTCCAAAATGATAAGTTTGCCAGCTACCTGCAGGCCCTCCATGTAGTCTTTATCGATAACGTCCGTATCGAATATAAACCCAGCAGGGAACAGGTATAAGGTTTGCACCCTCTTTCTGTTTGTTCTGCAACCTGCGATTCCCGTACCTAAAGCCCCTTGTGCGGAACAATCGATAACATTCATTAATAGTGGTACCATTATTTAATGAGTTTTTGTTCTGTTAATACTTTGATTTGTTTCTTGTCAGAAAGCTCTACTCTCTGTCCAAATGCGTAAAACTTGTCGATAGTGACACCGCCTTTCGCAATTACCTTAAACTGTTGTGTTTTAGGTTCGTCTTTTTTTATTTCTTCGTTTGCCATGTTTAAAATCTTATTTCGTTAATGCATGTATCATTTATAGTTATGCCGTTGTTGCTTGTGATCTCAAAGCGAATAGCGTCCCAAATATCAACCGTCTCATTTTTGTCTCCGTCCCCGTAATTGGGTAGGTTGTCGATTCGGTATTTACCGTCCCAGTTAAATATCCCTGCTTTGTTGAAGCACGTTACGATATTCATAAGTAGTGGATTCAAAATGTTACGGTAACTCATTGCCCATCGCTCTTTGTTGGTTAAATCAACCTGCACATTCTGGCAAGCCAATATCAAAACCAATTTAGCCTCGCAAATCCTGGCAACTTCATTCTGGTTGCTTCCTGTGCTGGTTTGGTAAATCAGCGGGTAAATGCTTTTGCTTTCCTTAGAGAACAATTCCATTTGCTTAATAAGCTGGTATTTGTTTCCCCAATCGTAAAAAGGCTTAAACCCGTCAATCTCTGGTAACTGACTAAACGCTTCGGTTAATCTTTCCTCAACGACTATCATAGGTTTGTATCGCTTATAAGTCCCTGCGGCGTAAAGAAAGACGTATCGTAAACTTCGCCGTTGTCGGTCATAAACCTGTACAGCGTAATCTCGTTACCGTTCGACGCGTTCCAACGTAATCCCTGTCCATTCCAATTCCTAAAGAAACTGTAATCGACGTGACCGACATTGTTGTATCCGTAACGCATAGCAAACCGATTCCATGCTTTTGCCTGTGACGCGTTCGGCGTTTGGTTGATAGCATTCTCTGACTTTGCTATTTGGATCCCTGGTGTATTGTATGATTTGTAGTCATCGGCCAAATAGTGGAAAAATACGTAATCGGCAATCAGGCTAATTTTTTTAGTTCCGATTGTATACCGAAGTCCGTTCCATTTCTTTGTGTTGCTGGTATACAAAACACCGTCAACGAGGTTTTTCCATTTCTGCAATGCGGTTGGCTTCCAAGTCCCATTCGTCTCAAATTGAGCAAGCAACTCGTCCGCTTGTACGCTACCTAAAAAAGACACCAACAACTCATACTCTCGCCCATCGATTTCCATCTGCAACTGTGAGGCTGCATTTGGCGTATTGCTCCCAATTGATGGCTGCGCCACCGCATTGGGAATATACGTTTCTTTGGATTGGAAATACGAGCTGTTGATTATCATTTTTTACTTGTTCTCTTCGATGTCTACTGAGTTTCGGTTCTTGCTTGTCGAAACAGTGAAGTCGGCCTTAGCTACTTCTGCGTGTTTTTTGTCAACAAGTTTTTGCCCTGCAATCTTATGCAGTACTTTGGTTTGTCCCTCGAAGTGACTTCCTTTTAGGCCTTTTACAACCATGTAGTCGTCTTTCGAGTTAATTCCAATCACTACGTCCGTTTTGTCTAAGTCTTTACCAGACTTTTTTAATTCTACTTTTGGCATGTTTTCTGTTTTTTAAAGTTATGCTGATTGAAGTGCTGATCTAACCGCTGCCAAATCCAATTCCACTACACCAACCAAGTCGCGTTCGGCAATCCTCAAGATAGAGAAGACCTCGCCAATGGCCGTGTATTCGTTTTCGATAAGCTGTGCGTTGTATTGGCCGGTACGCAAAATGAAGTCCGAGTGAATCTCGCGGTACAATTTGCTTTCCAGAACAAGCGCGGTTCCAATGTCAATTTTGTTGGTAGTCACCAAACGCATACCGTTGATGGTTCCACGCGCCATGTCGATGTATGGCGACAACCTCAAGTTTCCTTCGGTATCTTGTGAGAACATGATTGTAGTCACGTCGGCAGGGTTCATAATAACCAAGTCTGGATAGTAGTTGAGCGCGTTCAATTGTGATTGACCAGCTACAACAGCCAAACCGTTATCCGGTGTCATAAGCGTTCCGTCAAGTACTGATGAAACGTAAGGTGCTGCGTCTGCGATGATTTCATCTAAAAGACCATCTTGCCAGGTTCTGATAACGTCCTCTTCAAAAAGCAAAACGATTTCGCGGAATAAAGCCTCGAAGTCCATTTCAAACTCTTCTGTCCATTCGATACGGCCCGCGTATTTCTTACGTGAGGTTGTTGTACGAACAAACTTGTATTGAAGCAACGGTTTTACTGCGCCCTCTGCTGTTACCGCTACGGCACCTTCTTTTGGCGCTTGCTCTTTTCTGATGATTTGAGCCGGCACTTTTGAAGATTGCGTGTTCGGGATGTAGTTCAAAAGAAAGTTCTCAGGATAACGGATTTTTGCAATATCATTGTCTACAATGAAGTTGTCCGTTGCTGGGTAATCCAAACCTTCAGCGTTTGTCACAGTCCCGTTGTTGGTCATGTGCATCGCTGCGGCTTTAAACGTGAACTCTAATTTCTTGCCGCTTTTTACAGCCTCAACAATGTTTGCATGTTCCTTTTCCACGAGCTTGCGCAACTGGAATTTCTCAACTTCGCCCATTCTGGCGGTACTGTTTTTCTTCAACAATTCCAACCCTTCGGCAATGCCTTTAAGTTGGGTCATAAGGTTGATTGTTTTACCGTCATCGTCTTTCTCAAGAGTGCCGATTGAATCGTTAACCGCTTTGGTTAAAGCCGTTTCAAAGTCGGTCTTTTGGTCGCCCATAGCCTTTTCGATTGACGCAGAAAGATTGTCAAGCACTTTGACTTGGTCATCTTCGATTGCAATCCCTTGCTCTTTTAGTGATTTTACTAAATCGATTTTCATTTTAGTTTTGTTTTAATTTAACCTCGCTTTTACAACTTCGCAAAACAGCTTGCTCGCTATTGAACCTGCCTTTAGCTTCCCACCGACCAAATCTACGTACTTTTGAGGGGCGTATGCCCAGAATTGAATAATCCTTTCCTTAGGTTCTTTTGCTTTCCTGTCTTTCAAACGCTGTAATTCGGCTTCCAAATCCTTCATCTTTTTTGCATGAGCAATACTTGCCCGTACACTACTTTCAAGCGCATCTTTTTCAGCCTTCAATGCTTCAATTTCAGGGGTATCTATTTTTGGTTCTAACTTTTTACCTTCGGGCAATTCACCTTTGCGTAAAGTATCAATTTGCTTATTAAGTTCGCCTACTCTTTTTAACTGCCTGTTTCTTTCGGTTTCCATTTTACCGTAATCATTGGCGAATTGCCTTGCGGCATCTTTTTCTGCATCCCAAATAGTTTGCTCTTTTTCTATTTCATCCAAAATGGCTTTTTCATCATCGGGTATTTCCCTTGTAGATTCTTTTTTTTCTTTGGGTTGTTTGCTCCTGCGCTCCTTAATTCGTTCCAATTCTTTTTGCAAATATTCAATACGGTTTTGATGCCGTGTGTCGCTTTCTTTATAGCCGGTTTCTTTTCCTAACTTGCCTTCCCATTCTTTTTTGAACTTGTCTTTAACTTCAGGCTTGTCTAAAATTACTTCATTGTAACGTGCCGACCATGCCGATAGAATTTCAGAACGACTGTCTTCTTTTTCCGCATCTAATAAGTCTACAATTTCACCTTTACTAAAGGCTAATTCTTTTAAGATTTTTTCAATTAATTCCATAAAATATTTATTTAGTTTTCTTTAAATTCCTTTTTTCTTTTGTCAACTTTGACCACTTCAGTAGCAAATGATTTGCTTTCAATATCTGCAATTTTAGCCTTTAATTCTTGTTCCGCTTCTGCGAGTGCAATCTCTCTTAATTCTAATCGTGTTTCACGTTCTATCAAATCCTTCAGTTTCTCTTCTACAAAGACTTCCGCCTCTGACGGATTAAGTTCTAAGTTTCCGATTATCTGATAATCTTCATCTAATAGCACGTGGTCTGCACGTTTCTTTACTATGTTTTCGGAGTATCTCCGTGTTTGGTCTGTAATCGGAATTATTGCGCCGTTTGACAGACATTTTAAAAAATAAGCTTTCTTTTCCATACTACAAATTTAGATACTTGTCAATATCTATATTTTGCTAATTTGTAAATTATTCTATTATCCAGTTCCAAGTATGATTGCAGTTATTTGTAGCACCGCCTTTGTATATATCGAAGTTTTGAACCGTTGTACCCTCAATCATTCCTGCACCTTTCTTTAATCTCTTTCCATCTATTTCAATGGTTTTATCACTCGGTATTCCATCAGGGCAATATTCATCTAAACTTTTTTGAAGTTGCTCAACTGTGATAGGCTTGTTTCCGTAAAAGTCTCTCATATGAATACAAAAAGGTCGTGAACTTTCAACCAATGAACCAACATAGTAACCACGTTTAGGATTGTATTTTTGCTTAATGGTATTCTGAATAGCGCCGTCATAAATACTAAACGCACCTTTAGTGATTTGTGTAGTGTAACGGTGTATTTCTTTTGGTAGGACTTTTTCGAGTATATCCGAAGTGGTCCTGAAGTCTGAATTACTCAAAACATAAGGTTTTATGGTATTGCTTATCTTCTCTGCTAATCCTGTTTCTAATCCAACACCGATAAGATTCTTTCTAAGGTTTTCAGCCACATATTTAACGGCATCAGAAGTCCTAATATCTTGTTTTATTGCTGAAATCTTAGAGTAGTACCCTATGTTTTGACTGTCTATCTTTGCAAAGATACCAGCCATGTATTCATATAATTCCTGAATACCTGAATCTTTAAGTTCTTTGAGTATCTTTTTATTTAGGAATACAAGGTCTTTATTTGGCTCTAAACCGCCACCGACCGAAAACTCACGTATTAAGGCATTTATCTTTTTATTAAACTCCTTAGTGATTTTTTCAATCTTCTTTTGTAAGCCGTCTTCAAGTTCATCATAATCCAACATCAGGTGTTATATTTTCAGTCGGTGTAATAAATTTAGCTATTTCAGCCTCAAATAAAGCGTCTAATGTTTGTGGTGTTGCACCTTTCTCCATTAGTTCTAATATAATATCTAATCCGTTATCGTGTATTACTTGCTCACGTTGCGTAATATCCTGACCATAAATAATCCTTGCATCCTTTAAATCTGAAGTTCCAAACGTAATTAGCTTATCTTTCTTCATTATGAAGTCCACTATAAACTTAGCGTCTTTATTTTCTTTCAATTCAGAAGTAAGTAACTCACGCACCAAAGACTTAATCACAAATGCTGGTGAACCTTTTGACTTAGCCTCTGAAATCTGAAATAATATATCCTCGTTGTTTTTAACGTCCCACGTTTGAGGCTTTTTAATAATCAATGTAGATTCTGAACTATCTAACAATGACTCCACAAACCCTAAAATAGTCTCTGAAACTCTTAAAATGTCATCAACGATAAACGTTACTAATGTTATCTTGTTCATCAGGTCATAACGCTTAGCTTCAGCTGCCTGATTTGTCATATTCTGTTCCATTGTAACACATAACTCATTTGCTACATAAGTCATGTATTCTTTGAAGTTTGCAGAAATGTAGTTTAACGCATCAATTGGAGGTACAACATAGTTAATCGGTTGTGCCATTTGTTTGCTCGAATCATCTAAGAACGAACCCGACATTTCATAAACAAAATCACCAAAAGGATTTGTGTCTTTTTGATATCCTGTACCGTCACAAGTTGTACACTTACTTCTGTCATCACCTAATCCACAATATCCATTTTCACAACCATGAGCCGTACATTTAGCCTGAAACTTGTATTTAATAGGATAGTTATTCCTTGCCTCTATAACTTGCTTATCTGACATTGTGGCCACCATATAACAAGCGTATGCAATAGCACCGTAATAGTCAGAAACATTATATTCTACATAGTCATCACCTACTTTCTCTTTCATTGAAGCCCCACCTATTGCCACAAATGGAGTTTGCCCCAACATATGTGAATAGTAAGGATAGCGAGTATATTCAATAGTGTCTGAATTAGGTTTTAATTCTGGAATTGTAAGATAAAAGTTCTCTTTGTCGGCTTCCAAATAGAAGTCTGCTTTTAAGTCTTTCCCCTCTGTGTTGATACCATACACCCACTCCCCGACTTCTACTTTCATATAGTTCTCTGATGTCTCAATAGCATCATCATAATCTAAATAGAGTATTTCAATATCTGGACTTTTATTCGATGTCTCAAATCTCGGAATACCGTTAATCGTTTCAGTATCGTTTGTAAATCCGTTATCAAAACGTTTAGGAAAGTTCCAACCAACAATAGGAACTAATATTGAGTTAGGGTCTTTTTGACGTTCTACCGAAATATAGTTAAACAACCAGTCTTTAATAGAATAGTACCGATTATTAACGAACATCTTTTTAGTAGCTAAATAGTCTTGCATTGACTTGCTACTCGTTAATATCTGAATATCTGCCTTGTTTAATACCTGCAAATAGTCATTTATAGCACGTCTGAATAAAGATACCTGAACAGGATACTCGTTATCTAAACGGTATTCGATAGTCCAATTATCCTTAGATTCTAACGGTCTGCGTTTTTCGAGAATATCACGAGGTTGTGCACCGTTGAACATCACCTGACTTAAAACAAAAACCTCTCTCTTTTTTTCGAGAGAGGCTTCGTATTTGCTATGTTTCTTTTTCTTGTTCATTAGTAAGAAGTATTACACTCCACTACCTCCTGAAGTATTCGCAGTACCCTCAAATATTGCAGCTACTAATGCAGCACTTGGTGCGATTATAGAGTAGCAAGTTTCTATCATGTCGATAGTAATTTCAAAATTCTTAGACATTAAACCATTTTCAGGATTGTCGTCCCATGAAGTTAGTAACTCCATTTCAAAGCCCGGATTTGTGCCGGTTGTATATGCATTTGAGTAGTACAGATTGCCATCGCATCCTAACCAAATCACATTATAAGCACTAAACGAATCGTTTAATTGACACATAAAGTCAGCATCAGCGAAAGTATCGTTATCGTACTTGTATGTCTTAAATGTCAGCGTTAATGTCTTCTCGGTTATTACTCGCTCACGGCACCCGATTTGTGCATCCGTTGTGTTTGGCTTTCCCCAAGAACCTAATCCGTTTGGTGTCCTGATTAACGCACCCGCCGTCCCTCTGATAGTGTCCCACTCGGAAGCGGAAGTTAAAGAAGTTACCGTTTGGTCGCACTTAATAAAGGCAAGTTGTGCAATACCCGCCTGTCTTGTGTTTAATTGATTTTTACAGTTAAGTAGTGGTAAGTATTCAACTGGGAACTCTGTACCACATGGATTGCAATTTGCCATCGTTTATTTATTTTTATTTTTTATTGGTTTGTGGTTTTCTTTTTCAGGTGTTTTAAAGTATTCTATCAATTTTAGTCCCTCTTCATTTGGTATGTCTTTTTTGATTGAAAGTATATGACCTATCCAGTCTTTGCCTGTTTTGGTTTCTACTTTGCCGTCAATCAATTCATATTCATAAGTAAGTTTAGGATTAATACTTTTTATTAATTTTGATAGAATATTTAACTCCATTGTACAAATTTATTACTATCTTTATAATGTAATTTTGCTATTTTACAAAATATGAAACAAAAGGATTTAATTAAAACGTTGTCTATTGTTTTGCCACACCACAAAATGAATAGATACGGTACGTCCCGTTATAGATTAATCAATGATATTTATTGCCCTAAAATCGGAATGTATTTAAAGACTTGCCGTGCTAATTTAATAGAGCAATTGGATTCACTTATCAATGATAATTATATTGACCTTTGTCTATTACGTGAATACGGACTACTTACACCTGTTAAGGGAGGTATAAATCCATCGGATTCAGCTATTACGTTTGAGATGTTTATAATGAGAAACTATGAGGCAAAGATTAAGGTTATTAATAATATCCTTTTTGCCATTAATCTAATTGACTACCATATCAACAACATCTGATTATTGGTCTTCTCTTGTATTGATAGAACCTGTAACGTATGACGGTGTACCTGTTGATGCACGTGCCGCAAGCGTAACCCATTCACCCGGCTGTAAGGTCAACTCCTCAGCATTAAAAGAACCATTACCAAAATGGTGGTCTATTTCACCCGTATCACCTAAATGCCCTGTCCATAATAATTGCTGCCCTGTTGAATAAGTAACCGTTGTTGCTGCCGTGTCCCAAACACTCGCCGATATAGAAGATAATGCAGCAAATGACGGATTACCCGCCAAAGTACCATTCTTTATTAAATAAAATATTACTGGCGATGTATGTTTGATTGCACCTGAAACTGATATTAAATTTATAACTACCTGATTTGCTTTACCACCGTAATAAAGTCCGTTTTTAATAGTCATCAGTGCCTGAAAGTTTGATGCACCTACCGTTGTTAGCTGATTGAAGTAAGATAGCCTATTACCCATTAGACATTTTACACCCTCAATAAACCCCGCAAAAGAACCAATACTAACACCTACATTAGCTGTGCTGCCTGCTGAATATGCAGCCATTGTAAAAGGGAATGACGGGTTTGTAAATGATGTTGCCGTTAATGTATTCGGAAGTTTTATAGTATGTACATTTACAAAGTCTGCATTGTTTGAGTTATCAGAAACAACCTCTACTGAAAATGATATAGTACCAAATCCTAAATATTGAATACCTATTTGGAAAACATTGCCTTTAGTCCAATCCGCAGTAACACCACTCGCACCCGTGCCGTCTAATTTATCTCCGTTCCACGATGATTGACTAATAAAAGTATCAACACTTGCTGCACCTGCTTTAGTAACCGCTATACTTGCTGCACTTCCTGTTGTACCTGCACTATACGATTGTGTACCTGCCGTTGTACCTGCTGAATCTCTTACAAATACTACTGTTGTTGAACTCGCTTCGTATGCCTGCCACCCTGTGTAACCTGCATAGTTCGCAATATCGTAAACCGTTCTCTGTATGTTTGATGCTGCCGTTAATGGAACTGTAAATGCAGTACCGTTTAGCGTTACTGTTGCATTACTTGCTGATGTTGCACCCGTGCTAACTGTTAAAGTTTTTACCTCACGTACACCACCACGAACATACAATATACCAAAAGAAGTATTTGATAAATTATTTGTATCTCCGTAGCCAAAGTAAACACCGTCTGAAGCCGTGCCAAATCCTGCAATAGCATAACTATTTGCTACACCACCATTAAAGAATCCTGCAAATCTACCTACTATTCCCTGACCTGCTCTATATCTTAGTCTTTTACGTCCCTGAATTACTGACTGTGAATATATAGTAGTACCCGTTTCAACCCTGAATACATTACTTGTACCTGTTGCAGCACCACTACCCGATGTTGTAGGTGTTACAAGTCCTGAATTTAAACCATATACCGCATCTGTCTGAAATATAGGAGTTAAAATCTCGGTGTGAATAGAACCAAAAGGCAAACGTGGAGAATGTATCGCAACTTCCATATGTCCCTCTTGCGTTACAGGTATATTTGTTGCCGTTCCAGCATCATTAGTACCCTGTATTATATTTTTAGTTACGTATGCCATTTTATTCTAAATTTATGTATGTGCCGTCAGGAATGAAAGAATATGAATCACCTGCGTTAATAGTTAATGAGTTTACCAATAATGTTGTGTAAAGAGTATTACCACCGCCGTATGTGTTTAGAGTAATAGCTCCCGTACCACGATTTTTAATAGTGATTGAATTATTCCTGCCTATTTTTGATGCGCTTATAGACGGTAGCGTCCACGTTGCCGTAGTACCGTTAAATATATAGTCTTTAGCGTATTGTAGGCTTAATGTTGATGCGCTTGTTATCTCTATTGAACCGCTATATGAAGCCGAACCACAAAGTATCTGATTTAATGCTTCTGTTGTTGCTGCAACACTTCCACAGCAACACTTAGAACTGATAACCGCAGAACCGCTTTCTGCAAGTTCTATCTTTGCGCTATACTTGTCACCCTCAGGCTTTTTTGTTAACTTACTATCCGTGTCCTGTTTGTAGTATGTCCCGTCTATGGTTATGTACTTATGTTCAAATGCACGTTGTAAGGTTTTATAGAAATTAGCCGTATAGATACCTAAAGTAAATTCTACTTTCTCTAAAGAGTAGTTGTAAACCATTTCCAATTCCCCTGTACTAAGTACGTTCATTACCCGTTCCTTGTTATCTAAAGGCTGACTTACTGAATACCCTTTTACATAAACATCGTTTACAAAAGGCAAACCCGTATAGTCTAAACTTGCAAATGCACAATCACTCCACCACTTTAATCTTAATAAGTTTCTGATAACGCATGATGTACCGTCTATTGTTTCGTATGTAATTGTTTCTACTGTATTGCTTTCATCATCTGTTAAAGTTAGTTTCCATTTACCTGTGGTTATTAATCCATTAGGCAAAGAGCCTGTTGTCATTGTGATAAGCGAGTTGTAATAATCGTTATACTCCTCTGTAAATGGTACGTCTGCAGTTGTGCAACCCTCTACCGATATACTATCTAAACGTGCTATTGTTTCTATTTTAATTAGATTGAAACAAAAGCCGTAGTAAACATCATTAAACGCACACGCTAAATCAGATAATGTAAAATCAAAGTAATAAGCAGCCGAAGCACCACCCGTTTCGTAATTGAAAGTTATAGTATTTGTACCTTGTTCTACCGTTCCAACAACCGTATCAATTAAAACAAATGAACCGTCTCTAATCCTCAACTCCATATCTATATCAGTAAACGCAAAATTATTTGTATAGTTTACTGTAAAAATCATTCGTTTGTTTGCGGGTACGGTAATTGCTTCTGTGAATATAGCAGGTGTACAAGTCCCACCTATTGCATCACTAAGGCTACTTATATTAAAATAGCAAGCCTGATTATTATACGCTAAAAAGTTGCTTAGATTTATTGTTCTACTTCCAACACCCTCAGTAATTATTGTGTTATAAGGTGTGATATTGCCCGTTTCTACCTGCGTATTTTCAGGGAATCCATATACCGTTATACTTGGTGTGCCATTACCTACGGCAGTTATTCCAAACTGATTCATATAAAAGTTAAACGCTTCAATGTATTTATTATAAATATCACTACCCTCAAAACTCACTAAGCTAAACCCGCCATATTCAGTTAACTCATAATCAGATAAAACGGCTGTACTCGCTTGAAATATATAGCAGTATGGTTGTCCCTCATAAAAGAACGAAAACGAATTTATAAAGTGACTATCTGCCGTTAAGTCAATATCAAAGGTAATACCGTAATATAAACCCGTTCCTGAACCACTACCAAAAGAACCCAAACCTACCCATATTTGCTCCATTGGTAACAATATATCGTTACCGTCAAAGTCTTGATTTAATACTTCAGTAGGTGTAAATGATACCTGAAATTTCTTATCTGCACTCGCATCTACTTGTACAATATCACAACCCGTTCCACACGCAGGTGCAACGTATTCTGTTAACCATTGGTATTTTGGGAGAAAACTCATTAGCTTAATTTTATATACCAAACATCAGTTGGTATTCCGCTTATTGTTATTGTAATAGTTGTTGGTGTTGGCATTGAATCAAACACAGGCTGTACGGGAATAGTGATATAACTCGCACCGTCTTTATAGTACACATCTATGGTAGGAATATCTCCAAATACCGACCAATCCGCAAGTACAAAAGTCTTGGTATCCGTTCCTGAAATAGCGTATATTTTAGGTGTACAACATCTGTTTATTGTAGCATTTGTCACTGGTGTATAGTCTGCATCTTTGTAAATATCTACTCGCATTGAGAAACAATCGTATAATGATGAACCAACGGCATAAGTAAACGTTGTACCGTCAGGATTAATTAACCGCCAATATATTAACTGATTTTCAGGAAACATCGTTAAGTCAAGTTCGATATCCTCACCCAATACACCCGTTATATTATACTTAAATCGAAACTGTGTTTCAAATTGCAGTTTATGCGTTCCGTTTTGCTCATAGGCAAAAGGTAGGGTTATCGTATCACAAGAATCGAAACACCCTAAATCGTATGTATTTCTACAGCAGTTCATTTTACGCTATTTTTCTAAATATTAAAAGTCCGTTACTCACTATTGAGATTAAAATAAACAATGGCAGGCAATAAAGATATATAATGTATGTTAATACACCTACCCAAACAATAGTACACGTTTGACATGCGCCTAATGGCTTTTTCCATTTCGGTATCTTTATTAATGGCTTTTTATCTCTTAATTCAAAAATTACATCTTCTTGTTCTAAATTATGCTTTTCTATTTCTTCGTTTTCCCAAACATCTTTTAGTATAACCTTTCCAATGAATGAAAGTGCCATTTCTTTCTCTATTGATAGGAAATAAAGCAGTCCAAAACAAGCGGACGTTTCAGCCACAAACACTATATTTAAAATCTCTAACACTGACATACTAAATCATCACAATCGTTAATAAAATCTTCTATCGAATCGAATACTATCTTTAATAAACACCCGTCTTTTATCTTTAAACTTTCTTCAGTTTTCACAGTTTCAAAATCGTACTTAATACTTTTTACCGTTATGTACTTTTGGTTTAGTTGGCTTAAAACAGTCTTTTTAACCGAATCTAAAGTGTACTTATTTACAAAGTCAAAGTAAACAAATGCATACTCTTTTGTTACCTTATATTGGTATTCATCACACTCTACTTGGATACCCTTGTTAAGTTGTTCAAATCCAGTCTCACGTATATAAGCACCGTGTCCGTTAAACTCCACTTCTGAAAAAGGCGCACAATTACCGATAATAAGTTTATTATCTTGCAACTTTGCAATTCCTTGTACTGTAAATGGTAGTTCTATATCAAACATTTCCGAATGCCTTTTTTAATTCTTTTACTATTGTCTTTCCTATAAAAGTTTGTGTTTGCTTTTGTTCTTGTTTTGAAGCATAAAATACTTTTTTACCTCTCTTTTTCTCAAATCCACGTCCTTTATTTTCAGATAGCTTATTTGAGAACTTAACTAAATAGTTATTACCTACTACTGATGTTGTTAAGCCCGTTTTTGCCAACTCAAAACTATATTGCAAGTCTATTTCAGCCGTTTGCCTACCTTGTATTGAACGTAACTCTTTATATCCACCGTCCAAAACAAATAAATGCT